CAGTTGCTCTGGACAACAGGCTTTAGAAATATGATTGATAATGGAATTCTTTACATAGATGATTTACAGACTAAGAAAGATTTAGGGCTTGAACCAGAAGATGCAACCGAACCAACTAATATTATTGCTCTTACAGAATTACAGATGGAGAATTTACTTAAAAATACTCCGCTTACAGTATTTAAAAAAGAAATCTCACAGTTAAAAGACACTCAGATTGATAATCTTATTGACTATGCGATTGAGAAGAAAATTGTTGATACTGATAAGTGTAGTTTACTTAAACAGATAACTAAAAGAGATATACTTCTTGCAATATCAAGAAAAGAAGATATGGAAGCACTTGAAAGAGCAGAAAAAGCACAACGCTCCGCTCCTGTAGAGGGCCGCAGATAAAAGGTGATATAAATGGTATCTTTAATGACAGTGTATGAAGCTTTTCTTAGTAAAGTTAATGAGGATGATTGGTCTCACTGCTATTCAAAAGAGGACTTAGAATGGTTTATTAAAGATTGGCGAGCATTCTTAGATTCTGCGTTGCCATACTTTAAATTTCCTCGTTGTAGTCTGGAGATAGACGAAACAACTCAAACTTTTACTGATGAAAATATGGATTCTGAAGAAGTTCAGGTTCTTGCCGTTTTTATGAAATAGGAATGGCTTAAAAGAACTATTGACTCTTGGGAAAATATAAAAACTCAATATGATGAAAAAGATTTTTCTCAGGCGAATTTGCTTAAAACTTTTATTTCTCTCAAAGACCAAGTAATTGAAGAAGCTGAAAATATGGAAAGAAAATATTATCGTTCAGTTAATAAAAAGCCATTTCATTATGGCAGATTGGCTGGCGGCAAGAGGAAAGGCTATGGTAAACAGTTCTGAAATATATCAAGAAGCTTATCGAGATAAGATGAAAAAAAAGCTCTATGGACTTTTGAGAGAAAGAGAAAAAGATGGAGAATGGGAGAAATATTTAGATACAATTTTAATTGAGTTAGGTGGTTATTCTGAGAATAATAAGACTATTGAATATTATACTCTTTATCATAAGCTGGCCGCTTGTAGATATTTATCTTTTAAATACTATCGAAAAACGATTTTTGAATGCATGAATCTTTTTGATTATATAAGAGTTGATTGCTAATGGGTTATTTTGAAGATGTATATTTAAAAAGAATGAATATAGACGGGCATACTCAGCAAGATAGAGTTAAAACAAGAAAGGAAAAAGAATTCGATAGACTTTTTTTAAAGAAAACAGAATATCAATGTCATCTTTGCTCTGTTAATGGGGAGGATAGAAACGATATTTGTTCTCTTCAACCCAACAGTTGGAATGAATCAAAGTTAGTAAGTAATCTCTTAATGTCAACTAAAGCCGCACCTCTAAAGACAGGAGATATTTTATAGATAAAACAACGAATTAAGGATAAAGAACAAGATAAAATTTGGCTTGTATTTTTCGTTGAAGATAATCTTACTAAAGGCTATCAACTTTTTAAGATAATTTGCTTAGATAGTGAGATTAATTTAACTAATGAATATGGAGATACAGATATTGTAATTCCAGTTAAATTTGTTAGTGCAACCAGTAGCTTTATTACAGACCAATTTTCAATATCTTAGAGCAATTTGGGTTATAGAGAGCCTAATGCTAATAGGTCTTTTATTACTGCTGATTTTGATGCTTTGCAAAAAGGAAGATATTTAGAATATCAAGAAAGAGGATGGGAAATTATGGGAAAAGATACCATTAGTATTCCTAATGTTAGTTATACTTTTATTAGTGAAAAGTTGCTTGTGCCGCCAGAACTAAAAAGTTCAGAGGACATATTGGTTGGCCGCGATACTAATTTCTTTTTAAACGGTAGGTGATATTATGGAATCTAAGGTACGCTATGGTCAAGAGCATGGACCGAATCTCATTAAAATTGCTCATAAACTAATTGATAATCAAAATCTTTTGAAATTATTAATAAATACAGATTTAGACCCTTTAAATAAAGAAAAACATCCAGACGTAGTAGACGGTTTGTCATTATTAGGAAAGAACATTCGTGTTATTCCATTAATTACCGCAGATGAAGAAAATATTACATCAAAAATAGTTTTACTTTATACTAACGGCTCTATAAACAGTAGTAATATGGATAATGAAAATATGTCTTTAATGATAAATGTATATTGTCCTTTTAAAGAATGGTAGATTACAGGAAATAATTTAAGACCATTTGCAATAATGTCTGAAATTAGAAAATCTTTACAAGATAAAAGAATAAATGGCTTGGGAGAAATAAAATATTTAGGTTTTAGTGTTTCAACTTTAACAGAAGAGTTAGGTTGTTATTCAATGGAGTTTACAATCAATGCTTTCAGCTAATCAAGTTGAAGAAATAAAACAATAGGCTTATATGGGAGTGCCAAGCTCATTTAGCAATATTTGTAAAGTATACCCATTAAAATTAAAAGAAATAATTTCAATGGGGACATCCGTCTACCAAGGATATTTAGGTTTATTACTTCTAACAGAAGTTGATATATAGAAAATTATTAAAGAGAAAATAGGTGAAGAAGTTTCAATTGAAAATATCTATCCATTAGAATATTTAATTCAAAGTGCGGCAATGGATGATAATTTTTTGTTGGAGCTAAAAAAAGTATTTTCTACTTTTTTAAAAGAGGAAGTACTAATACTTCCAAAAATGAATGCAATAGTAGTTGGAGACTTCAAGAAAAAAAGATTAATAACATCTGAAAATTTTGGCGACCTTTAGGACATTCTTCGTATTCAGAATAGAAGAGAAGTAGTAGAAGCTCCGCCAGCAGATGAAACGCCAACGCAACGAAAAATGAGATTACTCAGAGAAAAGGTTGCCGCCGTCAAGAAAAAATAGGCTGAAAAGAATGGCGAAACTCAAAATTTATCAGATTTACTTGAAATAGCAGATGTTTTTGGTATTGATAGTGCCAACTGTACTTTGTACTCATTTTACGGTTTGATTCGTAGACATTAGCTCAAAGAAAAATGGGAGCAAGATTTATCTATGATTTGTGCTGGTGCAGATGCGAAGAAAATAAAAACTAAATACTGGGGCGAAAGCCTTGATAAAGAATAAGGAGGTTAGTTAAAATATGGCAACACAGAACCTTTTTGATAAATATGGTATTAAGGAAGTCGCTGACGTTACTTTTTATCGTATAGAGAAGAAAGAAGAAACATATGAATCTCAGAGAACCATTACTATATCTTCTATTTTAAAAGGTGCTATGGAACTTCAGACAGTTTATCCTTTAGAAAAAGGAAAAGGTTCAGAAGATGGTTTTGAGGCGTATGTGTTTACAGATGCAGAACTCGTAACTGGAACTAACTATGACTGTGATGATGTTCTTGACATTAAAGAAGTTATAACAGGTACTTTTAAGTCTACAGAAAGAATTACAGATAAGTATATTACTAGCGAAAAGACTCTTAGCGAAATTACAGCAGATGAAGCTTTTGAGTTAGATGAACCAACATATTATGATGCAAAATCTGGTGCAGAAATTTCTGACTTAGTTCTTTCAACATATTATGAAGAAATTAAATCAGATAATGCAGTAATTAAGATTAAATATTCTGATGAAGAGATTATTAGCACAACAACAGACTCAACATCTTCATCTGACTCGGATTTAGATACAGCAGATTTAAGTGATGAGGACGCTACAACAACAAATGAATATTCTTACACTATTACTATTTATGTTAGTGGTCTCACAGCAGATAGTAAGACTGATAAGACAACAGGTGTTTATGAAGATTCTAATGATTCTAAAGTTCCTGATGCAACAAGAGAAGTTGGTACTCATGAATATACTTACGAAGAGCAGGTATTAATGCTTTTTGCTAAGAAACAGAATATTATTAGTAAGACTGGTGTTCGTTATCAGTTTGCTAATGCAGATTCTATTTTTGGTGAAATTTCCTTTAATGACAGCTTTGCGGCCGCTCCAAATTCAACAGAAAAAATTGTTGTAATTGGCTTAGATGGCAAATTTACAGAAAGCACTTATGATGTTTCGGAAGTTATTGAAACAATTAAGAGCCTTACAGAAACATTTGAAGCAAAGGCTTATGACGTAGTTTATAACGACTATGCAGAGCTTGTTGTTGAAGATGAAATGGGATATTTCAATCCATATTTCCTTGGTAAGGATTATAATAAGAGCACTAAGACAATCAGCCCATTTGTTGCTACTGCAAAGATTGGTACAGAAACTGTTAAAGAAAAGTATATGGCTTGGGCAGTTAAAAATGCTGGTGTCGATAGAGCAATTGCTACTGCAGAAATGTGGGGTAATGATGAACATTATAGCATAAATGATGCTATAGATGCTCTTAAACAGAAGAAAAAGATTATAGATGTTGGCGAAGCAGACGGTGCAGCAGGCATTGAATCAATCTTCGGCGGCTATAAAGTTGTAGATAGCAATAATGAAAATGGTGCTATTCCTGCAATAGGCAAAGAAGATACAGATTATGCTGCAAAATATATCTATTCTGCAGAAGGGGTAGACGCTCCATTTGACGTGACAAGCCCTTCTGACAAATATCCACTTGACAACGTTATTGATGCAATTTCTGAAATTGCTTATGACGAAAATGCAATTGGAAAGGATATTAGAGTTGACGCTGTAAATAGTAAGAATATTACTACAGAAATCCAGTCTAATAGAGCAATCTATGTTAAAGTTGATGGTTCTGTTGATACAGCCGCTGGTGCTTATATCTATCTTCTTCATAATAAGAATTATAAGAAACTCACTTCTGATTCAGAAGGCGTATTCTCATTTGAAGATAAGAAAGGCAACACACTTTATTATCAGGACAAAATCTTCAAGGGCATTGAATATCTTGCACTCGTTATAATTGGCAACAAGGGTCTTATCTTTGTTGTAAATAGACATGGCAAGAGTGATACAAAGAAGATTGCTTGGATGATTAATGAAAATGGCTATGTTTCAGACACAAGAACAGCAACACTTGTAAAGAAAGGTCTTATCCATACAACAGATATAACTGCAAATGACGAAACATTTGAAGCTACTTGTACAGTTAAGAGCCTCGGTGTTCATAGGGTCACTAAGAAAACAAACCACTATATTCCAGTTCTCTTCCTTGACACATTAAAGATTTCTACAATTGAACAGACTGCTGAAGAAGTTTATGCTACAGGCGGCCGCGGCAATGCAAATCTTATTGGTTGGGATTATGGTAAGGAAATCACAGTAAGTCTTGAAGATGCTCTCTTTACTCCTGCTTCAATGAGTGCTATGTTTGGTAGCTACGAAGGTAATGACTTCCGTAAGGGCGTAAAGGAAACAAAGTCTATTGATAGAATGGAAAAAGTGACTGCCAAGAGAAGCTTCATTGTTCCTGCTGGTAATAGTAATGGAACTCCAACAGAAGCAGATAAAACAGCACAGGCTGTATTCTATGACCCTAATACAATGGAACCATATGCAGATGGTACTCCGATTGCAGAAGGAGAAATTTTCTACAAGTTTACTCGTTCTATTGCTTATGACGGACAGTCAATTGGTCATACAATTGAAATCTCAGCAGATAAGTTCCCAGGTACTTATAAGATAGTAGGTGATACTTTCGTTCGTTCTAAGGAAACTGGTGAAGATGAGAGATTCCAGTTTGTTATCCCTCAGTTTAAGGTTGGTTCAGAAAATACAATTACACTTGAAGCAGATGGAGACCCAGCGGTAAACAGTCTCAGAGCAAATGCCGCTGTAAAAATTGCTTAATTGCTGGAAACCCCTTAGAGCCAATTAAACTACAACGTAATTTATAATAAGCGTGAATGTTAAAAAATTAATTGGATTGGGCAATCAGCAGCCAGAATTTAAAATAAATTGGGTTCTGGTTCAACGACTATCGGTGATGAATGTAGCCGAGTAGATTTAAAAAAAATAAATCGAAATAGCAATCATAGAAATATGAAGATATAGTCTCAACTTTAATGAAAGTTAAAGAGTGATTTAATAAATCACGTAAGAAATTTGGTTTGACCTCAACGGAACTGTTCTCCGTCCAGATGATGGCATAATGGTTAAATTTATCCAGTACAATGTTGTTGAAAACGAAGAAGAAAATGACGGTTCAACAATGGTTAAGGGTACAGAAAACCTCAACCTTCTTGACGATGCAGAATTATTCAAGGTTAGTGCAGAAGGCACAGACGATGACGTATACATCGGAGCAACTGAATATTAATATAAGCTAAATTGAATTGGCTATTGAATTAAATAGTTCAATAGCCAATTTTTTTAATATAAAAATTTTAAGTGAGGTGAACGTATTAATGGGCTTGTTTGAACAGTATGGTATAAAAGAAGTTGCAGACGTGACGATTTATAGTATCCATAAAAAAACAGATGGCTCTGGAGAACTCTACTATGTTCCTGCTCTTTACTTAGATACTTTAAAAGTTTCTACTGTAGAGAAAACAGCTGAGAATGTCTGGGCACAAGGCGGCCTTGGCAATTCTAAGCTAATTTGTTGGGATTATGGTAAAGAAATTAATCTGACTCTTGAAGATGCACTTTGCACTCCTGCTTCACTTAGTCTTTGTTGGGGCGGCGTACTTAGTTCAGATTGGAAAAATGCTGAATTAAGCTATGACAATGGAATTTGCTTTAATAGAAGTCCTGTACAGAAACTATCAAGAATGACAAAATCTTTTTATCCAAGACATGACGGAACAAAGGCGACAATTAGCAATTTACTTCCTAAATTAAAAACTGATGCTATTGACAATGCACTTAATGTTCTGAAAATTTCTTCTGTAGTAGATGGTACTCGAATTTCTGGAATGGGCATTTGCAATAATCATAACTACCAGTGGAAAATGGCAATTGAATCTGCTGTTCAGTCGATAGCTGTAGTTCCTGATAGATTTTTTGATATAAAAGGACGTTCTTATCCAATTGATACTGAACGTAAGGTATCAGCTTTAGACTTACCAACATATGATAATTATAAAGATGCAGTTATTTATAAGATTAATGATAAAAAAAGATGCTTGCCGCCGCCTATTCCAAAAATTATTTTTGATGAGAATATGGCCGCACAAGGCGAAATAAAAGAAATAGAACTTAAATCAATTACTCTTGATGAATCATTAATTACTTTAGGTAAATTTTTATCTGAAAGTGGTTTTAAAATTTATACTGATTTCCATCTTGAGAAGGACGGCAAAAAGTATTTTGCATTAAGAGGACTTGATACTAAAATATTGGGAGAATATAATGAAGATAAGACTTCTTATGTATTTTCTCTTTCTAATAATTCTGAATATCTTTTTGAGGTTGCCGCAGACAGCGACCTTGATAATTCAACAAAATCAACTATAGAATTAAATCTTGAAGTTTTAACAGGAAACTTAATAACATATTATGAAAATCATGCAGCAACAGATTTAAAAGAACAGATTGGATTTGATACTATTGGTAGCGTTGATAACGTTAATACTGAATTAGCAATTTCAAAAGCAGATTATTTAGCAATTATCGTAGACAATAATAATGAGTATAAGGCATTAGTAGGACAATATGCCAGTGATTCAGAAGATGAACCTTCTGAAACTGTAGTCTGGTTTAAACCAGCAACAGCAGTAAATGTAAGCCAGTTCAAAGGAATTGATATGTGGCTTAGATTTAAGAGTATGAATGAAATGATTTATTTCTTACTAACAAAATATGAAGATGATATTCAAGAAATTAATCCTTTAACAATTAAGCCTTTTATCGCCTCTGGTAAAGTCGATAAAGATACTACTATTGAAGAAATAAATGAAGATAGTGATTCAAAAGCAAAAGAAGGAAAATTATGGGCATATGTTAATCCAAAAACAATGTTGCCTTATGATGATGATTATTGGTTCCATCAAGGAGAACCTTACTATATTAAATCATTAACTTTTGCTCCTCATAATCAGAAAATTAAAGGAAAAAGAATTGAAGTTAAGGCTGACCAGTGGCCAGGTATGTACATGATTGTAGGCGAAACTTCAATAAGAGAAAGGGAAACAGGCGAAGATGAAAGAGTTCAGCTTAAATTCCCACTTTGTAAAATTAAATCAGACCAATCATTAACGCTTGAAGCAGATGGAGACCCAACAGTTTTTTCTATGGATGTTGAAGTTGCAAGACCTGTTAGTGGAATAATGATGGAGATAACTTCTTATGAAGTTGCTTCTAAAATGATAGATGACGGAGAAGGACACCTTATAATGGTAGACGGCTCTACAGAAGTATTGAGCGAGTAAAAAGGAGGTGCATTAAAGAATGAATATTTTTGAGCAATATGGTATTAAGGAAGTTGCTGATTGCACACTTTATGCTATAGAACTTGATAAGAATGATGATGAACTTTATATTCCTGTATTATATTTTGATACTTTAAAGGTTTCCTCAATTGAGCAGACAGCAGAACAAACTTCTGCAAAGGGCGGCCTTGGTAATCCAGAATTAATTACTTGGGATTATGGTAAAGAAATTTCAGTATCTTTAGAAGATGCTTTATATAACCCTGCAAGTCAGAGTTTAATGTGGGGTGGCAAATTTGGTACTAAGAATTCTAAAATTCATGGTATCTGGAATCCATTCGTTTATAGCACAGATGAAAATGGAAGAACCGAATATTTGAAGAAAGAAGATGTTGTTTACTTAAATTCAACAGAGGCAGGAAAGCTTGGCTTTCAGACTGGTGGCTATTATGCAATCACCACAAAAAATAAAGTTGATTCTTATGAATTAATGATGCCAGTTAAGGATAACGGCAACTATAGTTCTTTTAAGGTTTATGTTAAACAAAAAGGAAGTACTGATGATAGTGCTATGACTGATGATAATTCATGGGGCTACACTTTAACTAATGTAAACCTTATTCAAGACCCTGATTTAGATTATTATGTTTGGGCAGATGATATGCTTATTAGTCAGATAGAAGACTTGAAAGCTCTGTTTAATACTGCAGATGATTATAGAGCAGATTCGACAGAAATTAAATATTGGGATAACTTATTAGAACTTTTAAATAAATACAAAGGATATTGGTTTAAAGCTTCAAATAGTTCATATCGTAGAATTCAAGGATTCGTAAATACTGGTAATGGAATGAAACTTTATACTTCTTATATTTGCCCATGTACTGGTAAAAAGAAAATTGCCAGATATGTACAGAATGATGGTCAATATAAATATCTTAGAGTAAGAACTGCAGATGTTTTACCTAAGAATTCTGATACTGACCAATTAGATGGCGAAATTGCACAGTGCCCTCTTGGTAAAGATATTTATCAAGATTCAGACCCAATTTACGAATACACAGAAGCGGAATTAAAGAAATTAAGATGGAGCTATTATAATGATGACGAAGGCTATCGTCCAGAACAAGCTCAGCTTATAATTGATGCTTATGGCGATTTTGAATATAAGACCTATAATTTTGTAGCTAATTCATCTGATTCAACAAAGTGCTTCTACTCAGACACCACAGATTCAAGTAATATTTATTGTGATACAAATGCTGATGCCATTTATGGCTATATTTGGAATAACACTGACTTAAAAATGATTTCTTTAGAGGGCGACCAAGATATGTACTATCTTAATGATGCCAGCATAAGAATGAGAATTCCAGCAAATGGTAATTCAAGAGAAGTTATGGTTGCAAGAAGAGGACTTTATGAAACAGAATATAAATCAGCAACTGATACTTGGGAAAAGTCAGGTGCAGAGGAAATTTTTAATAGAGATTCTTTAACAAGACAGAACACTGCAAATCAGAGCTATGGTTGGTTCTTAGAATCTTATGGCTCAAAAATTGATTTTTATATTAATGTAAAGTGGGTAGCCCCAGGTGTTGAAGAAAATGAAGATACAGTTCATATCGTAAGAGTTAAGGTCGGTACATTCTATATTATTAAAGAATGGAACTTAACTAATGAATCACCGCAGGATTTAATCCATCCAATTAATAGCGGACTTGAAAATGTTCATACATTAGAAAGAATGGAAAAATGTAAGGCAAGTCAGACATTCTGTATTAATGCTGATAATAATCTTCGTATGGCAAATTATCGCTATATGGAAAAATATGCACAGGCAGAAATGACAGTATTCATTGACCCAAGAACAATGAAACCTTATGAGCCAAATGCAACAGAATATTATAGAAAGAATGGACAGGTTGTTTCTGGTAATTTAAGAGTTATCAAACAGCATGAAGTTTATTATAAATGGACAAGAACAATTGCTCCAGACTACACAACATTAGGATATCAGATTGTTGTAGATGCAGTTCATTTCCCAGGTACTTATAGACTTGTGGGAGAAACATATTCAAGAAGTAGAAAAGATGGAAAAGACCAACGTTTCCAATTTGAAATTCCATTATGTAAAATGAGCAGCGAAACAAGCCTAACACTGGAGGCCGCAGGCGACCCTACTACTTACACTATGAATCTTAAAGTTCTTCGTAGAGACGATGGCGTAATGATGAAATTAACTCAGTATGACGTTGATACAAAGAAATATGATAGCTATGCAAGTGGAAGCACACAAGTAGTTGCCAGTGATGAGGTGGTTCCTGAAGACCCAAGTTATTCTAAATTAGTTGGGTCTGACTAAGATAAAGATGAAGATATAATTACTTATCAATGGGTGAATAGCGGTACAGCAGAAAAAGTCTATACTGGAATTAAAATATTAAGTCCAAATAGTTCAGAAACTTATTACTTAGATGAGGAAGGTATAGACCCAACCTATGGCACTGCTCCAATAATTACGCTAACAAAAAGTACAGTAGTTCGTAAACAAAACTTATCTATTCAAGTATCTTACACTACTAACCAAAAACAAATTCAATACAAATATATTAATGGAGTTCAAGACTCCACTACTGGAAACACTCGAATCGTTAGTCAAGGAACATCAACGGAAATGGTTGACACAAGTAAAATCGCTTTGTCGGCCGCCGATGATAAAATCATTTTACAAATTACGGAAGATTAAAGAGGTGAATTAAATGAATCTATTCCAAAAATATGGTATTAAGGAAGTTGCAGATGTAGTATTCTATACTATAACTACTGTTGGAGATGAAGAAATCTACACTCCAGTTTTACTCCTTGATACTTTAAAGGTTTCTACTATAGAAAAGTCAGCAGAGAATGTAAGTGCTGAAGGTGGTAAAGGTAATAAAAAGTTAATTACTTGGAATTTCGGAAAAGAAATCACTTTAAATCTTGAAGACGCTTTATTCTCTCCTGCATCAATGAGCATGATTTGGGGCGGCGAACTCCAAGCTAAACTTGCTCCTTATACATCAGCAATTGTTAAAATTAATATAGCAAACAAATATGGACAGCTTCATTATTCTACAAAGGCCTATCCTTCTCCTGCTTTAACAGATGAGGAATGGGAAATTGTGTTTAAAGCGGCGACTGAATCAAAGGTTTGGATTGGAGATAATAGCGTTTTAAATACTTCCAAATATTCTGGTTTAATTTACTGGAAAGAAAATTATGATTCAGATGAGGAATCTATTGAAGAGAATAGAACTAATTTGAGAAAAGGCTATTATAAGAGATTATGGCAATCAAGTTCTGATTATACATATAGTGCGTCTTCAACTGATTATGCTATGCCTACTAAAGTTGTTGAGAAGATTATGACTTATATTACTAACATAAAGAAAATAGGTTCAATTGAAACAGAAATGTATGATGTTGAAGTTATTGACAGAATGGAAAAATGTATTGTTAGAAATAAGGACGGCTTAACAATCAGCACTCAGGAACAAAAGAAAAATTTATTTAAATATTATCAAGATGACCAGACTTCATCTTATACTATTTACTATGATGCAAAGACAATGTTGCCATTATTCAACTTAACAGATGATGGCTACATTCAAGGCTGGGAGGCAAACTATCAGAATGATGACCACTATGACCAAGATTTTGATTTAAAAACTGACTCAGACCGTTTTAAACTTAAACTTGGTACTGTTTACTACAAATGGACAAGAACGGTAAAATATAAGCAGGGCGATGATGATGGAATTCTTGGAAGAACTCTTGTAATTGATGCAGAAACTTTTCCAGGTGTTTACAAAATAGTTGGCGAAACTTACATTAGAAATCAGAAGACTGGCAAAGACCAGCGTTATCAGTTCATAATCCATAGAGCACAAGTTAATTCTGACACAAGCATTACTTTGGAAGCAGAAGGAGACCCAACAACATTCACAATGTCAATTGATGTCTTAACTCCTCCAAATGATATTATGATGGAACTTAAACAGTTTGATGTAGATGAAGATACAATTCATGGCGGAACAAGAATAGTTCCTCAGAAGGCTATCTATACTCATACTGCAACACAAACTGAACTTTTAGATACAGTCGGATTCGACAATCCAGAGATTTATTAATCTCGCTAAAAATAGGGCGGCCGCTTAGGTCGTCTTATTTTTTTAGAATTTAATTAATAGAATCTTACTTTTTATAGGAATAAGAATAAAGGAGGTGAAGTTATGGAAAGTTCTGGCGGAATGAAAGAAATGTATGATATTACCTTACGTCTTAATAGTCCTATTGAGATTGGGAAAAAGAAATATGATATTAATGAAGCTGTACTGTCTTTTGCTTCTGCTTAGATTGCTCAGTTTCAAGAATCAAAATCATCTGTTCAGGCAAGAGGAGGTTATCATAATCCTGCTTTAGTTAATTGGGAAATTGATAAAGAAGCGAGTTTTGCTTTAACTAATGGCGTTTTATCTCCTACAAGTTGGGCATTATTAAGTAATTCTAAATTAAATGAGCCTAATATTAAATCTGTTCAATTTTATGAAACATTACATACAATTGAAGATGAGAAATGTTGCTTTGTTGATTTAAAATATCGACCTAATAACTGCAATATTGAACTTGGTGCTGCACCAAAAATCGAAGGATTTAAGAAAGGGCCGCACGAGGAAATAAAATTAAAGCCTTTGCCACCGTCAAAGACAAAATGGGTTTTTTGTTATGATGCTGACACAGGATAGAAAATTAGAGATTTTGAAATTTATCAGAATAGAATTTATTTCTATGAGGGCTATCGAAATGTAATGGTAGATTATACATTTACATATGAAGATAAAATTAAGGTGATAGAAGTCGGTAATCGACTTTTTAATGGATTTCTCAGGTTAAATGGGAAAATGAGTGTAAAGGATGAAAATAGTGGAGAAGTGTCCACTGCGATATTGGAAATGCCGAAAATTAGATTATCTTCAAATTTATCGTTAAGACTTGGAAAAAGTTATGATGCTTCTACTGTCAGCGACTTTTACTTTACTGGTTATGTCGATGAGAGTAGGAGAAGAGAGGAGCAGAGCGTTGCTTATATAACTTTTTTAGATAAGGAATTAACAGGGGATTATATTTAATGGGGAACGGCAAAGACCGTTCTTTTTTTGTTTTATGGAGGTGAGAAAATGCCAGTTTCTAATAATTTAGTTCAAGAAGCGAAAGAAGATAAATTAATAGCTTATTTTATAGGCCTTGCGAAGAAAAGTTTTGAGCAGGAAAAAAAATTCTATTCAATAGTGGGGATTGAAAAGAGTGAGAATATGCCTCAATCTTTAGTAGATGAGTATGAAAAATTAACAAATAAAGATTCTTTTAAAAAATATCAGGATAATCTTGCAGATACTGTGTATGGAAAAGACACTCATTTTATAAAATATTTTTATGATGAAAAATTTATAAGTGCTCTAAGTGGAAAAGCAGCATCGGTCGATTCTGTTTTAAATAATCTTGAAAAAGATTTGGCAGCATATGCAATAGCTATGTCAGGAGAATAGACTGATATAACAGTAGTTGGAGAAAAAACCTCTTTAGAAAAAAGTATAACTATTTATTATTTATTTGGGACAGATAAAGATGAAAAAAGCATTGAAATTTCAGGAAAAACTTTAGAAGATAAATTTGAATAGAAAAAAAAGGCTATTAAGCCATAGGAATTAAAGACTTTTATTGCTGAATAGATAATGGAAAAAGAAGGAAATGTAAAATCAAGAGTTAACCTTAATCCTAGCAACAAAGAAATTATTCCAAATTTACTAAACGCTATTAATAATTTTATATTAGGATTAAAAGAAACTTCGGGAGAAGTCACGCAGAAAGGAAGAGGATATTATATTACAAGAAATATTGAATTTGGCAATAAAATTGGAATTTCTTTAGGTGAAGCCTTATTTGGAAGCTATGGAGAACCCTTACCAGAAACTATAGATGAAGCTTTTAAAATTAAAGGAGGTCGAAACTTACTTAAAAACAAAGACATGCCAACATATTCTCAAATTTTAAATGATCCTAAAAAAAGTGTCGCTAATGATATAGTAAGGGCTTTAAATGATACTCTATTGCGTGAAAATGTTATTTAGAGTTTGAGTGAGACTGAAATTAATACAAAAATGGCACTCCTTATTCGATATTTAATAGAAGGGATGTTTACGAATGGAAAAGCAAATATTTCTATTGAGGGTGCTGTAAGTAGTAATAATAAAAATTACAGAAAAAAAAATGAGATTAAAATGTTTGAACTTAATTTTGGCTCTCCTAATTTAGAAGAAATTCTTAAGGAAGGAGAATATACAATTAAACTTCGCGGTGGAGAAGAAATGTTTAAAACATTGTTTTCTGGAAGTTTTAAAACCGAACTTGCACGGCAATTAAAAACTGAACAAGTTAGCGGAGAGAAAAATCAATTAATTTGTGGTGTAAAAATTATTGCAGAAGATAAAAATTTATTTTTTAATAAAATTGATAATTCTATTAATATAGACAACTATAAAAAAGAGGTAATAACTAATAAAAAAAAGAAAGGAATAGATGATTCTGCTAAATTAGAAAAAGATGCTGAAGAAGTTTCAGCAGCTTTTTCTATGGTTATTAGTTCCGTTATTGGTGAGATAGGTAGTGCAGAAGATTCTGAATTATTTCAGAAGTGGTGGGGGACAGAAGGCAAAAATGATATGTCCTCAGCACTTAAACAATTAATTATTAATAATCCAACTTAGATTTATGAAATATTAAGTAAAAAAGATAAGAAACAAGTGGCAGGTATGATAGGAGAAACAGTTTTTGGAGCTATAGTGATGAGAAAAATGAAAAATAGTGGCGACCCAATTGTTTAGATGCTTGGACAGACAAGCCATGGAAACGGGGAAGCTGCTGTAGATTTAAATATAGTAGATGTAAAAGCATTAGAAAATAGTGGTCAGCTGTTCACATCAGACAAATTGGATTCAGAAGTTTTAAAAAAGAAAAGATTAACTTCTGTTGGTTTTCAAATTAAAAACTATACTTCTGCAGGAGAGAATAGTGAAATTTTATATAGAACAACAAACAAATTATTGAGTGATACCTCAACTATGAAAAGATATTTATAGGATACTTTTTTAGGATATATTCAAGAATAGCTTACTTAGGATAATGAAGTATTTTTTTAGGGTGGAACGAAGGATGAATAGGACAAGGAATTAAAAAAAATTGGAAATATTTTAGCTTATCATATTCCATATTTCATGAGATACGATGAGGCTCAAATGGAGCAAAATACTTTTGGAATAGAACAAAATAATTTCTATATAGTTAATTTTAAGTTTGTTCCCTCTTCAATGCTATTTTTTTTGATGGCTAAAAGTATCGCAATAGAAAAAGATAAAGTTCCTTTAGGAGAACAATATTTTTATTTTTCAGCTTATGAAAACAAGTCCGAAAGAAACGCAAGGCATGAATAGGGAATAGACAAAAACAATAATAGAAATTTTTTACCTTCTTACTATAATTTTAGAGATTCCTTTAAAACCCCCCAGAGTGACAATTTAGTTAGTTGGCATCATGATAGACTTGCTATTAATTTTACTGGAGTAAAAGTTAATTTTGGCAAGGAATTTGATAAAATTGTGAATAAAACAACGAGGTGAATTAATTGGTAGATAAAATTTTTCTATAAAAAAATAATTTTGATGTGAGTAATGTATTTAATTCTTTAAAAAGGTTCTTTAAGTTATGTTATAGGCTGGCAACAAATAGCATATTTACCCAAATAAATAAAAATATTATTTCAGCAGATAAAAAGGTGCAAGAATTTCTTACTCATATGTAAAAAAATTTTTCAAAGTAAGTTTCACAATGTTCTAATAAATGATTTAAGAATTTTAATATAAGGATTATTACAATCAAAATTAATTTAGCCAATTAAATTAATGTTTTAATATAAAAAATTAATTATAGAGGTGAATGGAATAAATGGCAAGTAATAAAAAAACCTTCTATATCGAAGGTAAAGCAGATTTTAGCGACATCATCAACAAATTTAAGCAAGTTCGCCAACAACTGCAACAAAAAGGAGCATCAACATCTGACCTCCTTAACATTGATAAGCAAATCCAAAAAATTGAACAGCTTCAAACTGCATTAAAAGCAGCCGTTCAAAAAGGATTTACTTCCACTTCTGATGTAAATAGTTTCCAAAAAAGTCTTGAAAAAATGAAGCAATTAGCTTCTGAATTGGGAATTAATCTTGGTGATATTGACACAAAAACAATTACACAAGGGATAGAATCTGCAGAGAAAGCTATTACAAAAGCAGAAAAAGAATTTAAAGCTTTAAAAAACGAGCAATCAGAAGTTATAAAAAGTTCTTTAAATCTTTCCTCTAACAGCAAAAAATATGTTCAAACTTTAACTAATGCTGCAAATGAGGGTAAAGATGTTAAAAAGGTTCAAGAACAAATTACTGATGAAATTCAAAGTCAAATTGACAAGCAGAAAGAATTAAAAAATCAAGCGGAAAGTGAAAAATCTCAAAAAGAATCAGAAAGAAGTAATCTTGGCTCGATGAAAGGGTTAAGCAAGAGAAGCTTTAAAACAACAACTGCTTCTGGAAAAGAAAAAAATATATCTGATGACCAAATGTCTCTTGTCGCAGCAGAATACAAAAGAATTGCAAATAATTCAAAAGATGCTGGTACGGCAATGGTTAAATTCAAAAAATACCTGTCTGAAAATAATATCACAATGGCTAATGCTAACACTATAGAAAAGCATATGGGTCAAAGTATTGATGAAGTTCAGACCAAATATAAAACTTTAACATCTGATATTAAAAATGCAGAAGCTGAAATTAAAAGTTATGATAAGCGAATTGAAGATTTAACAGAAGACCAAAAAACTTTAGGTTCTTCTGCAACTAATGCCATAGTAAGTGGTGCTGCAGCAAAAATAGCAGAAGGAGAAACAAATAGAAATAATAAAGTTTCTGCAGCTGCTCAGCAAGGAACTCAATTGCAAATGCCATCAACAATTCCTGTTGATGTGGACGAAGCAGTACAAAATGTTCAGGCTTTAACTGGTGCATTACAAGAAGAAGGCATTCAAACTAACGAAAACATTGATAAGCAAGAGAAGTTTAATCAAAAGCTAGAAGACATAAAGAGTCGTATTCAGTATTTCTTCTCTCTTGGAAATGCAATGTAGACTATCAGAACACAACTGCAGAAAACATATGAAGAAACGAAGCAATTGGATAGTGCTTTTGCTTCAATTGCAATGGTAACTGATTATGATGTTAATGATATGTGGAGCAGTTATGGAACTTATGCTGATATGGCTCAGGAGCTTGGACAGAAAACAAAAGACGTTGTTGAAGCGTCTGCTTTGTTCTATCAGCAGGGTTTGGAAACCAATGAAGTATTGTCATTAACAGAAGACACTATGAAACTTGCTACTTTAGCAGGTCTTGATTTTAGTACTGCAACTTCTGAAATGACGGCGGCTTAATAAAGCGTAAGGTCGCTTAAAAATATTTTAATTGCTGGAAACTCTTAAAATTCAAATGCTTTTTATTTTTCCTCAAAATAAAAAGAACGAAAGTAGAAATAAGTTTTGAAGTGGTACATGGTATTTTACCTAAATACTAAAAATAGACAATCAGCAGCCAAGGAGGAAATATAATATGGAAAATTTTAACATGAAAATGGAAGAATATGAAGAAAGAATAAGAGAAATCTTTCCGCATTGGGAATATAAAACTTTTAAAATTCTAATTATATTGAACTCAAGGTTCAACGACTATCTCAATAGAGAGTAAATTTAAATAAATTGAAACGGATATGAAAAAGATATAGTCTAAACTTTATAGAAATGTAAAGATGAAATAACTCATTAGGAAGTAATGAACCTAATGGAATGAAATGCTACGCGGCTTTAAAATGGAAATGGAAGAAGGCTCTCACGTAACTGACGTTTATTCTGAACTTGCTGCTAATGCGGCGGCTTCTGTTGAGGATATAGCGTATGCTATGAGTAAGACAGCATCAATCGGTGCTTAAAATATTGAATTGCTGGAACGTTCTAATGACTATTACACCTTAATGGTTATGAAAGTAGAAAAAAGTAATAGTATGGTATATGGAGTTGCTAACCTAAGTACTAAATAATGAATAATCAGCAGCTAAGAGTTTAAGATAAAGGAGAAATAATTATGTATGATTTTATAGAAACTTTAAAAAGAGTATTTAATAAAAATAATATAGAGATTTTAGAATTTAATGGAGAAAAATCTTCTATAAAATATAAATGTACTAAGTGCGGCGAAAACTACAATTATAAAAATGCAAGAAATTTATTTACTAAAATAACATTATGCCCTAAGTGTTATAAACCATATTCAAGATGGAACAAAGACAGACTACAAGAGCGATTAGAACTATTATTTCCAAACTCAGATTTTACTCTATTAAATTATCAAGGCCAAAGAAAACCTTGTAAAATTAAATGTAATAAGTGCGGCAAGATTGAAGTAATTAATAATATCGAAGCTGTAATGATAGGAAGGAAAGAATTCTTTTGCGGCAATTGTGAAAAAGATAAAAATAAAATCTATGCTCATGTACAAGAAGAATTAAAAAAAGGTTATCTTGAATTGTTAGAATGGAAAGGAGTTAATAACTATTCTAAATTCAAATGTAAAAGATGCGGCAACATTTTTGAGAAGAAAGTTCGAGGAAACTTTGATGGGAAAATATGTCCTAATTGTTTTAAAATTCATAATAAATTTGATTTTGCAGAAGGTCAAGAACTTTTGAATCAAGTTGGAAATTGTGAATATGAATTACTATAGTTTACTGGAACAAAGAATAAATCTTTAATAAAGCACAAATGTGGATTTATTTTTTCTAAAAGAATTTTTGAGCTTGGAAGAGGTTGTCCAAAATGCCGCAGAAAAGTAAATAAAAAAGTATTGTCTAGCTAACAATATAATCTAAATTAAAACCTTATAAAATTAAAAACCTAAACTATCTTAAACTAAAGCTCAACGACTATCTCAATAGAGAGTAAATATTAAAAAGTAATATTGAAGTGATATTTGAAAAAGATATAGTCTAAAATGTCTAAAAATAGACATTTTTAATGCGATTGCAAACTCGGCTGGTATGAGCTTTGAAACAACATCGGCGTTCTTGACACAAATGATAGAAACGACGCAAGAGGCCCCTTGAAACCTTTCATGAGTCAGTCTCATGAATAAACTCAAATGCTTGACTTTTAGCCTCCTTTATGATATAATTATATTAATAGAAGAAATTCTATTAATATTTTATTAGAAAAAAGGAGTGTTGCGAAATGGATTTTGGATATATTTATTATTCAAAGAATGAAATTAATGGCAAAATGTACATAGGTAAGATTACCACAAGAAGCTTGCACTGGGAAAATGATTATAAAGGTAGTGGAACAGATTTACAAAAAGCACTAAAAGAATACGGTACAAAGAATTTTTCTATTCATTTTCTGGCGGCCGCACAAAGTAGTGAAGAATTAACCAGATTAGAAAAATACTATTTAACGTATTATAAGATTCCAAATGAGAAATTTTATAATAAAAACCTTGCAACTTCAAATAGCGGCCAGTCAAATTATTATAATAAAAATAATCAAAAAGGAATAAATCTAAGAGATGTTGTTTGTTATAATTTGAAAGACGACTCTTTAACAATCTTTAACAATTTTACTGCTTTTTGTAAGGAACATAATATGATAAGAGGAAACATTTTTAATGTTATCTCTGGACAGAGAATTACACATAAAGATTGTATATTTTGGTATAAAGATTATCCCCTTTCAGAAGATGGAATTAATTGGATTGTTAACTATAAAAATAAGACTAATTATAAAACAAAGTATATAAAAATTGATGAAGTCAAAGAAGAATTAAAAAGTAATTATAATTTAGCCAACAATAAAGATATAGATTTTAAATTTAATGGTTATTATATAGAAGACAATAAAGAACTGACGCTAAATTGGGAAGAAATAAATAGTGAGGAAATAGAAAGATTAATTGACAAAGAAGGAACTGCACCAAAAGAAGAAGAGACGATAGGAAAATTAGAGTTAAATAAAGAAATAGATAATAAATTTGAATTGCCAAGAGACAGCGAATTCGTAATTGTTGGCAATGGAAAAACTTTATACTTTAATTATGATGAAATAAATATTTTAACAAAACTATACACAGACATAAATCCAAGAATTTTAAGACAAGCATTAAATCGAAAACAGAGAACAGTAATGAATAAACAATATTCAATCGTTTACTCATAAAATTTCAGGGTCTATAATAAGCAATTATTATAGTAGAATATAATGAATTGACGAGAAAATCCTTAGAGCTCTTACTACTAAACCGTCTTAGTGATAGGGCGGCGGCAAGTCTAATCAGCTTGGTAAAGTAAAAAAGTAAGAGATTGGATAACTCGCAGCGAAGTTGCTTAGAATTCTAAGTAAAACGTCCAACGACTATCAGGATTGGCTCTGATAGGTATCAAGTGATACCGAAGTATTATACTTCCTTTTTAGAGAAAAGGAAGAAGATATAGTCTATTCTATAGGGAAAGCCTATAGCAGTTTAATAAACGGGATGGAATAACGAACCATCTGAATGGAAAGGAAAACATTGGTTTGCAAAAGGGCTAATGTAAAATCTATTTAATTGACGGGAACATCCTTAGAACTTTTAATACTTATAAGTAATAAATTAAAAGATTGGACAATCCGCAGCCAAATTATTGGGATAATAAAAGGTTCAACGACTATCCTTAATAGGAGTAGAGTTAAATGGCTCGAAAAAATAGACATTGTTTAATGACAATGAAGATATAGTCTTATCTTTATAGAAATGTAAAGAAGTAATAAAATTACTTAACAAAAAATAATGATTTTTGTTGAAAATCAATGACTGCAATGAAGACCATTCAAGGTAGTGGTCTATAAATCTTCTTAATTGCTGGGAAGTCCTTAGTTTTTATTAAATTTTATAAAACATATAAAAATAATAAAGCGGATAATCAGCAGCTAAATTCTTAGGTTTTGAAATAATTTTTCTAAAATTTTAAAGAAGAAGTTCAACGACTATTGGTGATGAATGTAGCCAAGTAAGATTACTTTAATCTGAAATAGAAGACAGCTTTATGCTGAAGATATAGTCTACTCCCCTTAGTAAATATCGGGAAACCGAGGGTAGAAAGGAATAGCCCGTTTTACAGAATTGTCTGAAAACGTCTCAGCAGAAGATTCTGAATTTGATGACTTAGACTACAATGATGTAGATACGGCATTAAAATCTGTAGGTATCTCATTAAAAGATGCCACAGGACAATTTAGGGATTTGGACGATGTATTTTTAGAGTTAAGCTCTAAATGGAGTACATTGGACCGTAATACCCAGCGTTATCGGATACCATTCCATTTTTTAAATGTGTTTGTATCACAAGAAAAACATTTTTAAAATATTGACTTTAATAATATTTTGTGATATAATATTATTAGTAAAGGAAAATCTTTACTAAATATTATAGTTAGGAGTGATATGAAAATGGTTGAAGGAAAACCAGTTATAATTAATGGAAAGGAAACACAGTATTTTTTATTTAAGAATGGAGATTTATATAATGAAAATACGCATAGAATTGCACAAGGTGCAATAAATCAAGGGTATATAAGATTTACTCTTGAAATTGATGGAGAAACTATAGGCATTTATAAACATCAATTAATGGCTCAATTATTTATTCCAAACCCTGAAAACAAACCTATTGTTCATCATAAAGATGGGTGTCCAAGAAATAATACCTTAGATAATTTAGAATGGGTAAGCCAAGAAGAAAATCTTAATAAAATTATTAATCCAGTTGAACATAAAATAACTGAAAAATTAACATTAGAAGAATTAGAAGAAGAAGAATGGAGACCTTTACAAAATAGTAAATACGAAGTATCAAATATGGGTAGAATTAAAAATTTACAAACTGGAAAAATAACTTTTGGTAGTAGGAATAAAAATAGTGGCTATATTAGGTGGACATATAATGATTTAAATGGAAATCGACAAGAAATTCAAGCTCATAGAGCTGTTTATATGGTTTTCCACCCAGATGAAAAAATCAATGTTATTAATCATATTGATTCTAATAGAGGTAATAATAGATTAAGTAATTTAGAGAATGTTTCTCAAAGAGAGAATGTTATAAAAAGTTATTATCAAACAAAAACAAAACAGACAAAACTAACTGGACAATATGATTTAGAGATGAATTTAATTCAAGTTTTTCCTAGTACCTCAGAAGCTGCAAAAAATATTGGATTAAACAATTGTTCAAATCTCTCTCGTGCGATGAAAACTGGCGGCATTAGCCATGGTTATTATTGGAGGGAAATTTCAAAAGCAGAATATGATGAATTCTTAAATAAAAAATAATAAAGCTAGGTAACGTAACCCATTGAATTGCGGGAATCTCCTTTAAAATAACACAACCAAACAATTCTAAGAATTGCGGCGAAGGTAATGACTAAGGTATGGTAATATCGTGTTATTTTGGACAATCCGCAGCGAACTTATTTACTTTTTAGTGAATAAAGCGTTCAACGACTATCGAAATTATAAGTAGAGTAGATTTTTGGAAATCGAAGTAGTGGGGAGTTAGTTATTAACTCATGATATAGTCTAGCTATTATTGAAAGATAATAGAAAAACTGATAGCAACTACTGCGGCTTGACTTTAAACGGGTCGCATAAAATCTTTTGAATTGCGGGGACATAATTAAATTTTGAAATACTAAGCAGAAGCGGCGATGGGTAATTCCAAAGGTATAGTAAAAAGTTTCAAAATATTATAATCCGCAGCGAATTTTTCTAATAGAAAAAACGTTCAACGACTATCGAAAGCAAATTGTAAGTAGAGTAGATTTTATAGAGTCGAAGTGGAAGACACTCTAAAAGAGTGAAGATATAGTCTAATATTTATTAATATAATAAATATAGGGTTCTCGTTAAAATGCTGGCGAAGTGTACAGCCTAAAAAAACACAATTCTTTCAAATGCTGGGACATCTTAAAGCCCATTATACCACAGCACAAAGAGAAATCTTAAATGCGAAGGTTCTAAAAAATAATGGGATTTATAGGATACTATAAAATAGACAATCAGCATCCAAGCACCGCCAAGGTGAAGGTTCACAGACTTAAAAGAGAATTACTAATAGTAAATTATATAGTCGAGCTTTATTGAAAAATAAAAGGAAGTGATTTAATATGTATAAAACAATTATGATTAATGAGTAGATAACAGAATATTTAATTTTTGATGATGGGCGTTTATTTAATAAAAAGACAAATCATTATTTAAAAGGAAGCATTAGTTCAACTGGTTATAGAACTTATTAGCTAACAGTTAAGGGCAAATACTATAATATGCTTGCTCATAGATTAGTAGCGGAATATTTTTTAGACAATAAAAATAATTTGCCTTATGTTTATCATAAGGACGGTAATCGTCTTAATAATTATAAAAATAATTTAGAATGGGTTAGCTTTTCTGAAAATTCAATAGAAGCCTATGCGGCTGGCCGCAGAACGTCTCATGCTACTAAACAATATATTACAGAAGAAGAATTAGCTAATAAAGAATGGAGACAAATTGAACAAACTCAATATTATGTTTCTGAGTATGGAGATGTTTATAATTCTAATACGAAAGCAAAATTAAGACCAAAGAAAGATGGCTATTTACGCTATTCAATTTTTATTGATAATGAAATTAAAATAATTCCTGCTCATATTTTAGTTTATAAAGCTTTTGTTAATAAGGAAATTCATAATGAAATAGACCATATAGATGGTAATAAACTAAATAATCACTATACCAATTTAAGAGATATATCTCATTCTGAAAATATGATTAATGCAATGAATAATGGTCATAGAAATAAAATAGCGGTAGAGCAAATTGATGAGAATGGAAATATTGTTAAAATTTTCCCATCTATAGCTGCCGCCGCAAAAGAAATGAAATGCCAACCTGCTCTAATAAGAAGGGCAATAAAAAACAAAAACAAAACTCATAATTACTATTGGAAAAAACATATTAAATAATCTACTTGCAGCAGAGTAGATTCTTAGCTTAAAATTTAAGGCTACAATATTTGAATTGCTGGAAACTCCTTAGAGCCTAATAAACTACAACATAAAAAGAAATTTTAAGTGTGATAGTTTAAAAATTATTAGGATTGGACAATCAGCAGCCAAGCATCGTTAAGATGAAGGTTCAACGGTCATTACGTAGGAATAAGCATTCCGAAGCGGAGAATTTCTGGAAAGATAAGATATGACCTTTTCTTATAGGAAACTATAAGCCATATTGGAAAGTTATTTAGCGAATAGCTTTAAAAATAAAAGTTAATGGAAGATTACGATAGAACAGTGGAACTTGTTGAAACAGCACAAGATTCTACTGGTAAATCCTCTGAACAATTTGCAAAATATCAAGATACACTCGAAAATAAAGTTAATAAATTAAACGTTGCCTGGGAAAAATTAAGGTAGAAATTTGTTAGCTCAGATATATTTAAGGGAGCTATTGAAAGTATTACAAAACTTGTTGATAAATTAAATAGCTTTAGTATTGCGGATTTTGCAGCATTGGGAACTGTATTTGTTACACTTGGCAATACTGCTGCAGAATCTTTTTTAAATGGATTTCGTTCTACTCTAAAAGGAGTCGGACAAATAACAACCATGATGTCAGAAAAGTTTACTTTACAAGCCTTTCCTGAATTTAGTAAAAATTCAAAAGAAAAATTACAAAAAGAACTTGAAAAAAGTAATAATTGGGTAGAAAGAGCAACATCTAATTTGGAAGCTAATAAAACAGCAAGGTCCGAAAATTATAGTCTTTTAAATTCTCTGAAACAAAAGTAGGTAAAAAATCTTGAAGAAGTTAAAAATTTGAAAAATTCTCAACTAATAAGTCTCATGCGTGGAGACAGTGATGAGGTACTACAAAGAATTGAGAATAGTTTACAAGAAAAACAAAAAATAGGAGAACAAATAGGAGAAGATCTTCAAGCAACAGAACAAGAACAAGAGAAAATAAATTAGGCTATTGTAAAAGGAAAAAAGGATTTAGCTGAAGCAAAAGCAGACCAAAGTTTTAAGACTCAAAAACTACAAGATTCTGTAGTTGTAGATTCTACAGAATTAGCTGAAACTGCAAAAAATTCTTTCGTTACTGCATTTACCACTGGTATTACAGTAGCTTTTGCAACTGAAAATCCTATTAAAGCAGGGCTTTCTGCGGCAGTGGCAGGGGCAGTAGCTTTCTTGCCTATTATTTTTAAAACAATAAAAACGTTAATGACAAAACAATCTTTGAGTTTGGGTCAAGCAGCTGCAAAAGCCTTTAATTCAGGATTGGGCCCTTATGCAATTATTGTCGTGGCTGTTGCTGCTGCTATAGCTGCAGTTGTAGCTGGAATAAAAAAATTACAATCAACCATGGAAGCCAATTCTATTGGTGGCCGCATTAGTGCTCTTGAAGAAGATATTGATAATGCCACAGAATCTGCGACGAAGTTAAAAGAGGCTTTATCAAAAACAACAGAAGAGAAAAAATCATTAGAAGAAATTAAAGAAACTTATAATGAGCTAAAAAATAAGCTAATTTTAACAGAAGAAGAGCAAGAAGAATATAATTCAATGGTAGAGACTTTAAAAGAGAGTTATCCAGAATTAATTACTTACTATGATGAACAAAATAATAAAATTACAATTTCCAACTCTTTATTAGACGAACAAATAGAAAAGGTTTCGGCATTACAAAAATTAGAATCTCAGCAAGTGTTAGCAGCGGATTATAAAACAGAAGGATTGCAAAATCAATATGATACGTTAAATGAAATACTAAGCGGTTATTCTAAGTTTGGCTTTGATGCGACGTGGGCGACAGAAGATGACAATATATTTAAAGAATCTTCTTTTAATACTAACACTATAAGTATGATTGATGAAGAAGGCTTATTAGATATTTATAATAAATATCTCAATAAAAGCACACCTGTTGTTTCAATGTCAGCGGAAGATAGGAACGCTGTTATAAATGCAATACAATATGCCTTCTCAGGTGATTATGCTTATCTTTCAGGTATTTCAGACAATTATAAAGAAGGAGCACAAGCATTAGCTAATGCAGCAGAATCAGAAAGAGAAATCATAGATGGATTAAAGAATGACTTTGCGGAACTCTATAGCTATGCTACCGATTATTATAGTACAAACTATTCTGATATGACAGAATCTGAGCAGGATATACGAGGGGCAATTGCCGCGGCATATATTGACAAGTTAAATGATATTGTTATTTCTGATAGTACCGATATGTAGGACGTATTGACATAGGTATCGGAAATTCTTGGAGATTCAGGGATTGTAAATTTAGATTAGTTTGAAAACCAATTTACATCAGCATATGCCAGTCTTAAAAGTGGGTGGAAAGGAGCGAATACTTTAGCTTAGAACGATGCTTCTGCTAGGTCATTATTAGCTCTTTTGGGTATTACCACAGAACAAGAATATGCTGACCTTGGTATAAAAGATTGGGGTAATGATGATATTTTAGCTTATATGAATAGTAATTTTATTCCTTTATTATCAGAACAAATAACAGAAGCTTTAGGAGAAGTAGAAATAGATAGTAATGCATTATCTGTAGCAAATGAACTTTTTACTGACGTAAACGAGATGTCAGCAGAAGAATATGCAAATGCTAAAAACACTTTATCTGAGGCATTAACCCAATATGATGATATTGATATAGATACTGTTTTGGGAGCTCTTTTTGATTAGACTACAATTGATAATGCCGTAGAAAGTTTACAGGCCTATAATAACACGTAGGATTTTACCATTAGTAATTACACTACAATGGCATCTGCTTTAGCTAACTTACAAGACCGTTTCGGTTCTTTAGATGCATATGCACAAGACTCTTTCCAAGATTATATTAATTTTATTCAAGGACAAAATTTATCAAGTGATGTCGCAAATGCATTATTTAATATTGATGTTTCTTCTTTTGATGGACAAACAAGAGAAGAAATAAAAGAGGCAATAATTGAACTAGTATCAAATGAAGACCTCGAAGGGGCATTGGGAGAGAAAGAAGCAAAAGCTTTTGCAGAGGGCTATATTAATGAATTAGAAACAGGAGCTTTGGCGGATTTTAGCATTACTTCTGTTGTTGGTTTTGAATCTGAAATTGATGATATAAAAGAATAGGCTAAAACTATTACAGATTCAATGTCTTCTATTACTGATGCAATTACCAATTAGGCGGAAAAAGGATACATTACCGTTAGCAATTATGCTACTTTAGCAGAACAATTAAGCAGTTTAGACTTAGATGTAGATGATTATGTTTCTGTTAATGATAATGGAGATTATAGTTTAAATGCAGAGGCTTTAAGAGATGCTTATGCAGAACAACTTAATGATAAAGAAAACTTAGTTGAATTGGCAAAAGAAGATTTACAAAACGGTATTGATGAATTAGATATTCAAATTCAAATCCTTGAAAGTATGCTCAACGGAGTTAATGCAGAAGATGCAAAGGGAGAAGCCATTGCTCGAAACAATAGACTTTATGCGGAACAATTAGCATTATAGGCTGGTCAAGACGTTGATACTTATTTAACAAATCATAATATAAGTTTATCTGATGCACAAAGTTCGTTAACGACTGAACAAAAGAAAATAATACAAGATCAAATTGATTCCCTGTAGGCTCAAAAAACAGATATGGAAAATAAAAAGAATAACTTAACTGAGGATGAAGCAGAAAAGATAATATCTCCTTATTTAAATGACCTTTTACGTACATATACTGAGGCTTGGGATGATGGAGTAGAAAAAGCAGAAGACGCAGAAGATATTGAAGACGCTTTAGAAGCTATTGAAGAAGCAGAGCAAGATGTAATTGATAAAACAAAAGAACTTCAAGAAGCATATCAGGGCTCAGCTTGGTATGAGAGTGCAGTGGATTAGCTGTATAATTATACTACTGCTTTGGATTATGTTGCTGATAAAATTAGTGATTTTAAAGATACTCTTGATGATTTAAGTGCTGATGATAATATTACTGAAAATTTAAATGGATATTTAGAGAATATTAAGAAATATAATACAATTTCAGAAGCAGAGAAAAAAGTTCTTGAACAAGCTAATCAGTCAATTATTGATGGACTTGACAATACTTTAACTAAAGAATTACAGGCTCTTAGCGAAAAATATAGTGATTATAAGATTGATACAAATGTTTCTGATTATTATACTTATGATGAATATAGCGGAACTTATATGGTTAATAGTAATGCACTGGCCGCCGCCAAGATGTCAGATACCATTAAGAAAGAAATCGAAACACAAGTTCAGCAGTTAAATAGTAATTTAAGTTCAATAAACGATATAAATGAAAATGTAAAGAAATATGAGTAGGAATTAGAAGATTTACAAGAAACAGCATTAAACAATCAAGTTGCTCTTGAAGATGAAGTAATTTCAACCTTAAAGCAAAAGTATCAAGAAGAAATTGATAATGCTAAAGATAAATATCAAGCATTAGAAGATGCTAATGATGAATATCTTGAAGCTTTACAAGATGCAATTCAGAAAGAAAGAGATTTAAGAAGTGAACAGGATAGTTGGGACGACTTAGCTAAGAAAGAAAAGAAACTGTCTTTAATTTCAAGAGATACTTCTGGGGCAAATCAATCTGATATTCAAAGTTTACAAGATGAAATTGATAATGATAGACAAACATTATTAGATGATACTGTCGATAATATTCTTGAAACAATGAAAGAACAATATGAAACACAGAAAGAACAAAATGATACTCAAATAGAAATTCTTGAAAATCTTCATAGCGACGAAGCAATCACAAAAGAAGCTGTAAGTCTTATCGCAAGTTGGCAAACAACAGATGATATGATATTATGGATGACTCAAAATTCAACAGAGTATGAAACTTGGTCTGATTCTAAATATCAGCAAATGGTTGAATCTTGGGAAAAAGAATTCCTAGCAAAACAAGCAGCAGATGAAATATTATAGACAGATTTATTATCTCAGACTAAGACAGACGCGGAAGAAATTGAACAAACATATGAAGCTTATGACCAAACAGCAACAACTCAGATAACAACTGCTATTGGAGACGATATAGATACTGTTTCTACAGAAATTAGTGATGCTAAAAAGGCTTTAGAAGAGGCACAAAAAACATTAATAGAAAAGCAAGAAGCTTATAATGAATTAATAACTAATATTGATGAAAATGTTGCAGATATAGCAAACGGAAAAACAGCGGATAATGATAATAACGATAATAAAGATAATGATACCGTTGCAGACGAAACAGCAGCATATTATAAGGAACAATATGATAAAAATGCTAATAATCCAGCTGCTCAAAGTGCTATAATTTCAACAGCTAAAAATAATGGATATAATTTTTCTAATGGATTTTTTTATAAATCGTCTAGTATTTAGAATAATGACGATGATACTTCTAAACTAACAGAAGCCAAGGCATTATATACACAATATTTAGCTAATGAAGGTAATGCTAATGCACAAACACAAATTGGTAATTTAATATCTAAAACTGGTTATACTGTTGAACAAATCAAAGAAACATATAACAATTCAGGATTATCGTTGATAAATAAAGCAACAGTTTCAAGTGAAGATGCCGTAAAAGAAGGTCAGTGGTATTCTGTAAACACAGGAACAACTAATGAATGGACTGAATACGGACAAGTTCTATGTGCAGACACCCAAACAGAGTTAGAACAAATTATACAACTCGGCAGAAAATAGGGCTATCTTGCTAATATAGAATTTGCTATGACCCATAAAGGAACCGATGAACCTACATACTTTTTTAAATCAGGCGGCCTTGTTGACTACACTGGTCCAGCATGGGTAGATGGTACAAAAACCAAGCCAGAAGCTTTCCTCTCAGCATCAGACACTCAACGTATAGGAGAAGCCGCAGAACTTCTTGCTAATATTCCAATACTCAACTCAACATCAACTTCAGCAACCAATCTTGCCACAAATGTTGGAGATACAACAATTGAAGTTCACATTAATATAGAAGAAATCTCATCAGATTACGATGTAGATTCAATGATTGATAGAGTTAAACAAGACATTGTAGATGTTTCTAATCCAATAGGAACACAAGTAATGTTGTCGAAATAAAGAGAAGATTGAGAGTTCTCTATGAGGACTCTCATCTTCCTATAGATGAGGTGAAATGATGAGACAGATAAAGGATTTTGTTGGCTTTAGATTTGGTAATGTCCATTCAAGTGAACTTAATTTATTAGTAGTATCTTCCAGTGATAGATATGAAAAGAATTTACTTCCAGACCCAACAGATTATACAACTGAAATCCCAGGTTCAGATGGAACTTATTACTTTGGACAAACCTACAAAGACAGAACTTTTACTGTTAATGTTGCTTTTGATAGAGTAAGTGAACCAATCTTTAGAAAAATTTCTTAGTTATTTGCTAATGATAAACTTCAAGATTTAGTCTTCGATGAAATGCCTTTTAAAACTTACAAAGCAAAAATTAAATCTAATCCAGACTTTAAATTCATTTGTTTTACAGATAGAGATACTGGAGAACGAGTTTATAAAGGAGAAGGAACTTTAGTATTTATTTGCTATTTTCCTTATGCTTTTGGTTTTAATAAGTACGTTGTAAGAGCGGCAGACTTCTATAAGTGTGCTCAGCCGAAAGACATTATTATTAACAAACTTGAAGATAATCCATATAGAAAAAAGAAAAAGCCAAAGTTTTGGCCTGCTATTATAAAAGACCATTATAATGTTGAATATAATATGAGAACTCCTTGGAAGGGCGGCTACCCTACAATAGAACAAGTTCAATGGGGAGAACTTTATTTTAAAGGCCCAGAAGATTCTGAGAAAAAAATGATTATTGATGTGCGTAATTATTGGAAGAATATCCCAGAATGGCAGGGAACAGCAAAGTTATTAACAACTCCTACTCTTGATTATGACCAAGAATTGATTTTTGCACCGCAGTTTTCAAAGTGCAAGTTTATTAATATGGACACTGGTTATTATACTGAAAATGATATGATGGGTAGTAGAATTTTAGTTTATAATCCAGGTGATTTACCAATTGAATTTGAATTAAAAATGGAAGAGAATAAAAGAACTTTCTGGTCTTCAAGAATGGGCAATGGTTTTAGAATTAGTCGCTTTAATGTTGAAAGATTATCTATTGAACAAGCAGTAGATTGGACTGGATTAACAACATTAGAACAAGTAGATGATAAACCTTATAAATATGGTAATAGATATTTTAAGTTAGACGATAGCGAACCAGATGATACAGAGCTTTTAAAAAATATTGATGAGTATACTAATAAGAATTGGTTGGAAGAAGACATTCTTATGGAAGAAGGAGATACTCATAATTATGGCTATTATGATAGAGAAGGTAATGAAGTTATTACAGACGTGATAGTAGATGGAAAAGAGGGTAATACTGCTTACACAACTCCTAATGGGGCGGCCGCTAAAGAAATTGCATATAATTTACATTTAAAAGAATATCAAGATTCATTATATAATTTTATTGACGAAAAAACCGAATATCGTTTATTAAAAGCAGCCCACCCTCATCACACTTATATTGCTGAGCCAATTCCTCGCCAAAAGCTTGGACACTATATCAAATTATTCTATTGGCAGTCAGAACAGCAGTTTAAAGATAACTCAAAAAAATTAGCAAACCTTTATCCACAGTTAAAGTTTGAAGATGGAATTAAGATTGCAAATAGATATGATGAGTTAAGAAGTCTTTGTATAAATGAAGATGAAGAATATGAGTTATATTGGGAAACTTTGAAAATGGCCATTCTTGATAAATACAAGGATTGTAATGTTTTTTCTGAGAAAACTTCTACATATTATGATTCAACTTATACTTATGAAGATTTTGTAGAGAGCTTCTTATATCACCCAATGGAATTTATTACAGTCGATACAGATAAGGAACTTGATTATGGTCAAGATACTTTAAATATCTATAATTATCCTCAATGGATTACAGAAGATTACTTAGAAATCGACCCATCAGCACTTGCTTATGATGAGGATTATAGAACTTATAATAAAACCGAAAATATGCCAGATGCACTTTTCCTTGACACAGAAGAAAGAATTCTTTTTGAGAATCAAAATCCAGATGACTTTTATAAATATAAACCTACTAAAATACTTTACAATGATTCTATTAAAAAAGGAAAATGGTTTAAGTTGCCGCCAGGTTGGAGCTTAATAGCAATTGAACCTATTTCTGATGAGGAATATTGGGGTGGAAAACGTTGGTTAGATGCAAGACCTTTTGATTGGGGCTATGGCGGTGATGAGAATCGGAATCCACGAGAAGTTCAACAGTTATTTGATGGCGTATATGATTATTGTGTTAATAAATTTCTCAAAAACTCAGAAGATGAGGGAACTTATTATAAAGAAGAAGCTTTTAGTCGAGATAACGTAAATACATGGTTGGCAAAAGGCTATAATAATGGACTTTTTGATTTAAACGGTGGAAAGAATTCTCCAGCAGAAAAATCGTATATTAATAATGATAATCAGCCAGTGTTAGACATAAATACACTTGATGATGAAGATAGAATGAAGATTAGGAATTGGTTCTTCTATTATAAGGAACAAGCGAAGTCAAAAAATGATACGTTTGCTTATCAGCTCTATTGTAAAAGAGAAACACAAGCAGAATACTCTTTCTTAAAATTATTATATCGAGTTTGGAATAAAATTTCCCCTTACTATTCTTGGACTGCAGGAAAAGGCGTTTTTGAAGATGGAGAAGATTTGGACGATAGCGGCCGCCCTAAGAGATGTATCAATGCTCATATCTCAGATTGGTGGTATTATGCTTGCAACTATATGTGGGCAAATTTCCCTCCTTTGTATTGGGGACTTGCAGATTTATTAAACGGATTACAAATTAAATATGTTCCACTATTTTATTAAGAGGTGAGAAAATGAGTGTAGTAAAAAAGGAATATGAGTTAAGCGTTTGGAGCGAAACACTTAATGAAAATGGTATTAAAGAAGAACGCCGCGGCCCAATTATTGGAGCACACGACATGACTTTTTTAGGAAAGGCAACTTCCGTTAAATTAAAAAGAGAGATTAAAGGAACAAACACTCTTACTTTTCAAATGCCTTCAAAATATTTTGATTCTAAAATTGGAGAATATGTGCACAATGAATTTTGTGATATAATTTTTAATGAGACTAAGATTAAGTTGTATTATATGGACACTTGGTTTGAATTTTTTGTAAAGAAAATAACTGAAACTAAGCAATTCAAAGCAATTATGTACGAATATTCTTGTGAAGATAGCTTTATTGATGAATTATCGAGAACAGGCTATGAAATAGAATTTTCTCAGGATTTAAATAACAGCGTTGAAGAAGCAGGCACTTTTACAGAAGATATTTTAGAAGATAGTATTTGGGATTATACACCACAATATAATAGTGGAGATTTTACAGAATATACAGAATAGAGATTTTATAAAATACCATTGTCGTAGTTTGGCGGCAGTATTATTGGTTATCCAATTAATTTAGAAATTACTACAGATATGTTGTTAGACTCAAAAGGAAAGCCAAAAACTTATTTGACCAATTACTTAAAAGAAAAAGGCTTAGTTTGGGACAATATGTCAGATGCAGAAAAAGAAACTGTATTAAATGATTTATTAACAATTCATAATATTTTTACTAATGAAGATAGATTGCTCCAGTTAGGAGATGACTTAGCAAGAGAAAGAGAAATTTTCTGGGACGCTTATTATGCTGATAACGGAGTTAGTCTTATAGATGAAAGTAGAAAGGTTGCTCTTAGCGGCGATTATATATATGTTCCTTTGGCTGACCTTTCTACTATATCTGGTAGTATTTATGAAGATGCTTATAGTGCAGTAGAAGAACTTGCAAAATATGGAAAATATGGAGATACAGATAGAGGCTATGCTTTACAGCCTTCCTCTGACAATCCAAAAGATTTTGTTTAGTTTATTTTTCTCCAAGATGGAGACGAGTATCATATTGATGAGGCTAATGTTTTAGCAGACAATGATTATCACTATGTAATCCCGATTGAAGATTGGAACGATTTATTAAAGGCTCAACTTCCATCAAAAGGCGGCCTTATTTACTGGACACAATCAAAGCCAACGACTTCTTCTGGTGAAGAGGCGGTCAAATTAACTACAAAATATACGGTTGAAGAAGTTGAAGGAGAGAATATTGGTTATACTACAGATGCAAGACCAGAATCTTCAACGATTGATGACTTTATTTGGTATCCAGTTTATTATGAGGGCTTCTTAGAATCTATTAATGATACTGAGGTCTCAGAGGCAAGAAAAATATCAATTACTGATAGAACGGAATATAATAAAGAGGCAGACAGTTATATTACTGTTTATAATAATAAATCAAGTGATTATAGGAAATTATATACAGAAGAAGAATTAACAGAACAAATTTCTGATAATACGAATGAGTTTAGGGTTTGCTCAAAGTTAGATACAAGACAAATTCTTCCAACTTTAGCAAGAAACATTGTTGATAATGGAACAAGCATTACTGAAACTACTGGTTGGGAGGCAAAAACACAGAATAGAAATAGCGATACTACAACTGGAACAGGCTCTTACTATTCATTACTTGAAGTTAATTTAAAGAGTACCTTGCAAACTAATGCAAGTGAAAGTAGTACAACAGTTGAGGATTTAGATGAATTAGAAGGCACTATAAATGATGAAAGTGTTAGTGATTATTATCTTGAAATTCTTAGCCCTTGTATTAATAAATGCGAAGATTTTTCTTTAGAAGGACAAGTTGAAAAAGATTATGTTTTGAATTTCGGTTTCGTAAGCCAAGAGACTTCCATTGAAAAAGGCAAAGTCTATGCTATGAGAATGAGAACTGGAAGCACTGAAACAACTGGAGTAAAGATTACTTCAAGAGCAGGAAATGGTTCATCAAGTTATTCAACAAATCTTGATACTATTATTAATGATTATGAAACTGCCTATGACGATTATTATACAATAATAACTGCTTTTTCAAAGTCAACGGCGGCCGAAGCAAAAACATATATGGGTAGTGTTTATAAGGATGATATGGAGGATTCTATTAATGCCTTTTATGATTTAATTACAAAATGGCCGAAGGATAGCGATACTCAAAAGACAAATAAGATAAATTTAGTAGATTCTATTTTAAAAGCTATCTTATTTGGCGGCACAGCAAAGATGTGGGTAAATAGCACTTCTACAAGCAGTGGGAGCACTCTTGCTACAACTTCAATAAGCCTAAAGGGCTTAATTCCAGCATATGATTCAAGCAAAACGAACGTTTATCAAAAATTATCAAACATTGCTGTTAAACCAACGACATCTTCTGACGGAACAATATCTTATACAAAATCAGATACTAACTATCTAAAATATTATTTATATACCCATCTATCTTCAGCGGCATCAGCTTCTGTTAGTGCTTATTCTCTTTCATCAGTATCTCAATTAACTAAAACTATAGTAAAGCAATGGAAAACAACTTATATTGCTTATAATAAAGAATTAGTTAAGCGTTTGAATGAGGACTTAGATAAGCTTGTTATTGGAGAAGGTTCAATTGATTTACAAGGAAATTATAGCGTAGATGGTACTGAAAGCAGTGGTAGTGATACTATAAACAAAGGGAGTGGACAGTATATTTCATTTAAGGACATTTTTAATGAAGCTTATTACTATGTTCCTTCAAAAGATTCTGATACTTCAAAATCCTTTATTGAGCCTATGTATCATAATAAATCAAATGGTAAATGGACTTGGAGTACAAAAGCAGGAGCAACTTCTGTAGAAGATGAAGCATTTTTCTTATTTAAAGCAAATCAAAACATTGCTAATCCATATATCGGAATTAAAGTTGAGTCTGGCCCGCTTAAAATAGTTTTTGACTCAATTACTCAGAATACCTATTCATCTACAATTACAGATGGTATTCAAATTAATACTGCAACAAGTATAACAACAACAGCAGTAGAACCTAAATATTGCGACGGAGATTCGATTAAATTAGTTCCTATTACGTCATATACTACTTCAGAAACTTTTAGAAATGCAATTCACTATGATTACACTACAGAAACTTTCACAAGTATTCCAACAAGTTTTTCATGGAATGATGATTATCTTTTAAGCTCTTCTGGAGCGTGGACAGGGACGACTTCTACAACTTCTCCATTGGTTGATGGAACTTTTCTTAAGAATACAACTAATTCTGGTAGCATTGCCTATTTAGTTTTTGTAAATGGAGAATGTCAAGGAATTATTTACTTAGAAGGAACAGAATAAGGAGGTGAGATTAAATGAGTATTATTCTTGTTGAATAGTCAAATATTGGTAGTTATACTACTACCACGACAACTCCACCAATTAGAATAAATAAGAACAATGGTAAAATAACAAGTGTCCAATATTTATCATATAATCGTAATGTTGCAGGAGACGTAAAAACATTAACAGTTAGTAGTGATAGTTCTTGGTGTGCCTTTTTTATACAAAGTGGAGCTAAATATACTTCTGGTAATGTTCCAACAGTTTTTAATCAAAGTAATTTATGGCCGTTAGTACAAGCATCAGCTAATTCTAATTTAGTATATTTAAATTCACATGAAAATAATAAAGCTTTGGCAATAACTCCATCTCCTACTGCGGCCGAGGCATTATCAAAATTTGTTTGGACTTTTAGAAGCTGCATTACTCCTTTTATAAATAACCGATTCTTTTTAAACAGACCATCTCAATATACGATATGGGGCGTTGTTTGTCTTTTTGGAGTTCCTTTTCTTTTTGCAGCCGATAGTTTTAGTGATTTAATTAGAGAAGATAAATTTACAATAAATAATACTACTGTTGATACTACTTCCTCATCTTATAGTAATTTATGGAACTTAGAATTGTCAACAGGTTTCTATACAGGTTCAGGTTATCAAGTATATAATTCTTCTACTAAAACAAGAAGTTTTACAAATAAAACGACCTATTATATAGGAACAAAAGAATCTTCTGATTCTACTGGCACTTATTTATCTTGCAGTGCAATAACTCAAACGATATCTACAATTTCAAGCGGCGGCTGGACTAAATTTTATTTATTAAAGCGAGCAACAGGAAAAACCAGCGGTGCATATTATCAAGAAGTTGATAAATTTGGTAGTTTAAAAAATAGTTCAACAAACACAGAAACAGGGGCAACAACATCTACGCCAACAACCACTCAAAATACAGTTGTGCTATCTGACCCTTATAGTAAGGCGGCAAATGTTTCCAGTAGTTATATATCTAATTTTTCTAATTATAAAATCCATTTTATTCCTTGCAATAATAAAAGTGCAAAAGTTAGTGGTTTAAGAATTGATTTTCTTAATGTTTCTGGAACAACCAGCGAAATTTTATACCCTTATGTAAAGACAGAAACGACTATTGTTGATGAAGAGGAAATGTTTGGTCAAATAGATAAAGCAATTTCAAGTTCAATATCAAATTTAAAAAATCAAAAAGATAGTAGAACATACTTAAATTATATTCTAAAAATTGAATCAAAAAGCGGCAATAAATCATTAACGCTTTCAGATTATTTTAAAGATGATTCTAATGTGGGAAAATATAATTTTAATTACTATGGAATTAATGGAACAACATATTCTACTTTAAAATCTGGAATTACTTTTTCTCAATTCCTTTCTGATAATCAAATTAAAATTAGAAATTTAACATAGAGAGATTATAGTGCATCTTTATCATTGGAGCAAGAAAGAAAATCTTTAAATCTCTATAGCTTGGAAATTTTTGAAGCTTATACAAGAGGACATGATTTTATTCAGGAAAATTATACCACTGTTCGTGCAGAAGAAATGAATCCGAATGATTCATCAGAAACTTCAAAAATAATGAGTTTTGATGATAACTACTTTACTTATAAATATACTGGAAGAGATATTGATATTTTCTGCGGCAATGGTAATGTTCAGAACTTTAAAAAGCAATTACCAAATGGTACATCAATAACTGACCCAGTTTATTGTGCACTGATTCATAGCTCTGATTTATTATTAGAATCAGACGTGACCCTAGGAGAAAGCTATGGAATTAGAAACTATTTTATTGAGGCTTTAAAATACCCTAAATGGGAAGACGATACCGCAGATATTAAAACGATTAAATTGGATTCAAATAGCAAGCCACAATATCTATATAAAGATAGCTTTAAAATAACAGATTATATTTCTGATGAAGGTCTTGACGGCACTTTGTACACTGACGATGATATAACCGTTTTAACTTCTAAGATTGATTTAACACAATGTGAATATTATCAGCCTGAAAAAGCAAACTATAGTAATAGATGGTGTGATTGCTCTTATAAGACTGGCGGCGAAGAAGTTTCCACAGAATGTATTTATTAGAAGAGCGGCTATTGTCCTTATCGTTTTGAAACTGAAAAGCATCCAAGACGAATTAGAACATTAGCACAATCAAAATCTAATCGCTTTAATTTAATTCAAGAGCTTTGTAAAGTTTTTGAATTCTATCCTTATTTCTATATTGAACACGAAAAGAATGGTAAAATTAAGTTAGATGAAAACGGCAATATGAAAAAGCACGTTTTCTATATGACTGAGAAAGGTAGTGAGAAATATTCTGGTTTTAGATATGAGAAAAATTTATCAAGTATTACAAGGACAACAGACTCATCTTCAATAACAACAAAATTATATGTTGAAAGTAATGATTCTTCTACTTCTTCAACAGGCTTGTGTTCAATACAAACTGCAGAAGATAATCTTGGAAAGACATCTTACATATTAGACTTCTCTTATTATACTGAAAAAGGAATGTTGAATGCAGAACAAACTCAAAGAGATATCTATGGAATTGAATCTGGCGACTTTGCTTTCTTACCAAGAATCGGGGCATATAATGATTAGTATGATGATTATTCTAATTTAATTATTACTATGACTGGCGAAGAGCTAACTGATATGGAAGCACAAATTGAAGTTTCTGTAGCTGGAATTACAAGTGCTTTGGAAGAACGACAGAAAGTTGCTCAGACAATGTATCAGTATAAAGTTCAAGCACAGCAGACGGCCGCCGCAAGTTCATTAACAGATTTATCTTCTTATACAACCTCAGATACTTATAAAAATTATGTAATAAAATATCGAGAACAAGCAACAATACTTTGGGGATTAATTGAGACCTTATTTTTCTCTAATAACTACTTTTCATATCCTGTTAAGTTCTATGATAACAAAGGTAAAACAAGTTATAAGTTCTATACTTTTGATTATGATTCTTGCCAAATGATTTCTACTAATGTTGGAAGTAGTAATAGATTAACATGGGTTGCTCATGAACTTAAAACTTATAAGAGTAAGTATTGTAAGGGAGAAATGTTCTGGAGATTAGTTTTAGAAGGGTTTGATGATGGAACTGATAAAGAAGATAGCGATACAGATTTACAATTTGCAAATTGGCAAGACTTTAAAGAAAAAATAGTTGATACTAAACTTTATGAAGTAAATGGAACAATGGGTAAATATAAAAGTCTTTATAATGAAGTTCAATATTGGAAAAGAGAACGAGCAAAAATATTGAATAAAATTAATGACTTAAGCGAGCAATTCTATAAAAAGTACGAGCCTTATATTAAAGAAGGAACATTTAGTGATAGCAACTATTTAACTGATAATGAATACTATTGGGCAGGAGTACAAGTTCTCGATGATTCTTGTAAACCGCAAGTTAGCTATAATATTTCTGTAATTGATATAAGTCCTTTAGAAGAGTATGCCGACGATTATACTTTTGAATTAGCAGATACGACTTATATAGAAGATATAGACTTCTTTGGAATTAATTCTAAAACAGGATTACCAAATAGAGAAAAAGTTTTAATTAGTGCTATTGATTACGATTTAGACCAACCAAAAAATAATTCAATTACTGTACAAAATTATACCTCTCAATTTGAAGATTTATTCTCATCAATCACAGCATCAGTACAATCTTTAAGTTTCAACGAGAATATTTATAAGAGGGCTTCTAATTTTACAGCGAAACAATATATTGAAACAGATAGTCTACAAGATACTTTAGATATAGGAGATTTAACTCTTTTAGATACAGCTAAAGATAATATTGTGCTTGATGAAAACGGTGCGGAAGGTAATAACATTAATAATTCTTCAAGTCAGTATAAATTATCTGGAGAAGGACTTTACTTCTCAACGGACGGCGGCACAACATGGGATTACGGTGTTGGGCCAGGTGGCATTAATTTAGATTATGCTAAATTTGGTTCTTTAGATTCTTCTAAAATTCAAATTATGGATAGTGATTATATCTATTTTCTTTGGGATAAAGATGGAATTAATGCTTATCGAGACCCGTCAACAAGTACAGAAGGATTAGTTGATTTTGCAAGATTTAATCGCTATGGATTAAGCTTAATTGAGAATAATAATATTCGCTTAAGAGCAGGTTATGAATATAGGTCTAATGCTACAGGAAATAATATTACTGGGGCTTATGATAAAGAATTAGATTTATCAGACCAAAATATTGGTTTTTATCTTTATAACGATAGCGGCCAGCCTATTTTTAAAACAGAAACACGCTCTTCATATGCAGATAGTGAAGATACAGATTATACTGCAAGATTATCTTTAACTGGAGAAATTTTCGTGACGAATAAAGTTTTAGATAGTGCAGATTTAAGTTCTTCAAGTGGTTCAACTGTTGCACAGTTAAGTTGCCAATATATACTGAATTATGAAAGTACTTATACATACTCAGAAGTGGACGAAACAAAAGCAATGAAATATATGTTGCAAAATGACTCTGATTATGTTTTAGTTGATGGAGGAGGAAATCTATATTCACAAATAACAGTAAATAGTAGTTCTACAACAACTTATACTCTTTACTATAAATATAAATTTAATACTGTTGCTGAGGGAGAAGTAGATTATATATTCCTTTATAATTACAATGGCGTATTAATTACTGCTACTGATGAGACTAAAATTAGTGCTGAAAAAGTTTATGGTATTATTAATGGTACAGCCAGTGATGATTCAATTAATGTTTCGTATAGTTCTTCAAGTAGTAAGAAAAGAAACTATTGCGTTCAGAGCGGCGATAATTTAGGTAAAATGGCAGTGTCTACTACTGGAGAAAATTTAATTCTTAGTGGTATCTATGAATCGGCAACATTAGATATTACTAATAGCAATTTAACTCCAAAAACCATTACCTATTTAGCAAACGGAGTTTCTACTTCAACAGAGTTATATGTCTACACAAGCGGCAATCAAACAACATACTGGAAAAATTTAACTTCTGACTATGGTCTTACATCTACTACTTCAAATAGCGATTACTATGCCTCTGAAATTGGCATTTATATTAATAATAAAAAAGCCCTCCACGCAGGAGAAAGCGGCTATGAAGATAGAACAGATACAGGTGATTAGAACATTGCGTCAGACGCAGATGCTACAGAAAAAATGAATACGATTCTCGCTGGTGCAGAAAGAAGTTTCATGATTTCAACTGGCGGTGTTGTGGATAATGCTTTACAATGCAATAACGTATTATCAGTATTAAAGAACGGAGTACTGTATATGGGCGGAACAATTACAGATTACTATGGAAAGCCGCTGAACATTTCAAGTTTATCCTATATGCCAGATGAAGTAAGAATTGCTAATCCTTCAATTGTAATGTCCAATACTGGACAAATGTGGTGTGATTGGAGTAGATTCTATAATACTTATGTTGATGATGATGGAGTAAGACAATATACACTTTATTCACTAACAGACTTAGTTAATGAAATTAATAGCAATCTTAGTAATCTTAGTAGTGGAACTACTTCTGATTCAAGTAGTACTGTTGCAGGCTGGTATATTCCTGACCCAGCAGGCTAATAAATTAAAAAATAAAATGGGTACATATTGTGCCCATTTTTTATAGAGGTGAATTTTATGGCTTATTTTTATTATCCATTGGAGAATTATGTTCAAGGAAAATCTGGTGCTTATTATAATGGAGCAAAGACCTATGATGGGCACGGCATTGGAAAATTAGATTTTCTCGCAAGTCGAGGAGACCCAGTATATAGCATGACAGATGGAACCGTGACGCACGCAGGAAAAGCGAATTCTGGCTATTAGGCAATTGTTATTGAAGCAACTGGCTATGCTGTATCTCCAATATATATTCATTACTGGCACACAGAGAATTATCAATTTGAAGTAGGATAGACAGTTAAACAGGGTGATTTAATAGCTTATGTTGGAGACGATGATGTCTCTGGACAACATTTGCACGTTGACTTTAGAAATGCAAGTATGCAGAAAGAGGAAAAAAACTTTATAGGACCACAATTAAGTAGTTATACAGCTGAACAAAGCGAGGCTATTGAATTTTGGAAAGGGCAAGCAACATCTGCAAATGATTATCTTGGTTATTGCTGGGAAGTCTTTGCAACACCAGCACAAAAAATGTCTGGTGGCAATGGAGTTTTAAATATTAATAAAGATATTGATACTTATACTTATCTCCAACGAGCAGCAGATATATTGGGTAATGAATTTACAGATGCTAATATTATCGCTGGAATTTTAGGAAATTTTTGGCAAGAAAGCAAAGGAAATCCTTTTGCTTTGAGCCAGTCAGGCTATTATGGATTATATCAAACTAATGATAGTAATTTTATTCAAATAATGAGCAATAATGGCTTATTAAAATATTTTAATGGAACAGATACTCCTAAAGATGAACATAAGAAAAAATGCGTTGACTTAACAATGAATTATTTAATGAGCAATTGGAATGGCAGTTCTAACTATCCGAGTCAAGCAAAAAATGGTAAATTGGTTTCTACAGAAAATATGACAGAGGCGGCCGCACAAGCAGAGCTTTTTGCAGTAATGATAGAGAGATGTGTCGGTGGCTCAGATAGCGTTCTATGTGCAAAGGTATAGGATTATATGAAGAAGTATTACAATGGAAAAATATATAGCTATCAAAATTTGAAGGAAAGAAGAGATGCTGCGGATTGCTTCATAAATGGAACAGCTCCAGCATAATAAGGAGGTTGAATTTAAATGCTATTAAAAAGAGATAAGGCTTTAGAGGTTCAAAAATTTTTTAACTTAATAAAAAATAAAAAATTCAGCATTCATACTCAATATAAATTAATTAAAATAAAAAAAGCTTTAGAAGAAGAACAAAATATCTATCAAGAACAAATAAAACTTAACTGTTCTCAATATTTTGAAACAGATGAGCAAGGTTCTCCAATAATCAATGAGCAAGGCGGCTATAAGATAAAAAGTAATAAAATGAATGAGTGCTATCTTGTTTTAGATGAAATAAATAAATGTGAAGTTCAACTTCCAGACATTTATTTCTCCTTAGAAGAATTAGAAGAATTAGACCTAACTTTCGAGGAACTTGAAGTTCTCAACCCATTCATAAAATAATTTGTTAATTCTAAATAAAATAAAAGAAATGACGTATCGAAGTCTTTGTTTAAAACAGAGAATTTTTTCGATACGTCATTTTTTATTTACTAAGTTTTCGCTTAATTTCCACTTTAAAAATGTAAGATGAAACGAGGTGATGAGAAAATGGCTTATGCATATAATTCTAATAGCCAATTGCTGCAAAATCAGAACAATCCTCAGCAAAATTATAATAATGCTCAAATGTTCCAACAGCAGCAAAATATTCAACCATTATTTCCTCAGCCGCAAGGTAATGTTTACAATATTAATTCAACTCTTGAAGTTGCAAATGTTCCTGTTGGTGCTGGCATTTCAGTAGCTTTATGTTTAAATGAGGGAGTAATGTATATCAAATCAATGCAAAACGGCAATCCTCTATTTTGGGTTTATAAGATAGAGCCTTATAATGATTCTCCAAAAAATGAGGCGGCCGCACAAGAAGAAGCAACATCTCAATATCCTAATTACGATGAACGCTTCTTGAAAATTGAAAAACAAATTGATGAAATTCAAACCAATCTTAAAAATCAAAAAGGAGGGGAATTTCAATTATGATGAATATGAATCCAATGCAGTTAATTAGTTTGGTTAAAAACAGGAATCCAGAATAGTTTGTCAGGGAAATGGTTAAAAATAGTAATATCAACAATCCCATGATTAATGAGCTAATCGGATATGCAGAAAAAGGAGATTTAAATAATATTAATAAAATAGCTGAAAACTATTTCGGACAGCAAGGGTTAAATTTTGGTCAGGAATTTAACTCTTTTATGTCTATGATAAATAAATGAATTAAAAAACATATTAGGAGGTTTTTTATATGGGAGAAAATGGTTTAACAGTAGCAGATGCTTTGGCTCTGCAGAACAAAGATAGTAATTCAAATGATGGTAATGCCTTTGGTGCAAATGGTGCTTGGTGGGTAATTATCTTAATTCTTTTCTTCGCTTTTGCTGGATGGGGAAGCAATAGAGGAGGAAATGGAAACGAAGGAACAAATACTGTAGTAATTCCTGCAAATATAGGTGGTAATAATGGTTATAATGCTTGTTGCACACCAGCAACTCAGCAGGGAGTTGTAGATGAATTTAATTTCAATAATTTAAATAATGGAATTCGTGGAGTTCAGAATGGATTGTGTCAGGGCTTCTATACAACAAGCGGTGAAATTGCTGGACTTGGAACTCAGTTGCAGGCAGCCAGCTATGAAACACAGGGAGCTATAAATCAGAATGCCAATGGAATTAATCAGAATTTAAATTGTGGATTTAATGGACTCCAGTCAGCAATTGCACAGACAAATTATAATATGAAAGATTGCTGCTGTGAAACAAGAGAATCTATAATGCAGGCCAACTTTAACAATCAGGCTAATGCCAATAATATCCAGAACTCAATGCAGCAGGGCTTCTGTGGAGTTCAGAATGGACAGGAAGGATTAAAATATGCTCTTGCTCAATCAACTTGTGATATTATAACAAACGCAGATAAGAATACTGATAGAATTATTAATCACTTAGTTCAGTCAGAAATTGATACTCTGAGAACACAATTACAGTCTGCTAATTTCCAGTTATCACAGCTTTCACAGACAAGCAACATTGTAAACGCATTACAGCCTGTACCTCAGCCAGCATATATAGTACAGAGTCCATATACCTCTGTACCACTTGGAGGGGCTTTTCCAATAAATGGTAATAATTGCGGCGGATGCTGCTAACTAAAAAGAGATGAGAAATTATGAGTTGTTCAGCATCAAATAAATTATGTGAGCATTTAGTAATCTCTCAATCTGTTGCCTTTACTAATAATCAGTTAGTAATCAATATTCCTGCAGGAAGTTATGAAGATGACGAAAAATATTGTATTATAGTAGGTCAATCAATTCCTGCTACTACAACAATTGCCGCTAATGTAGTAATTACAATAGGAAGTGGAACAACTACTTATCCATTAGTTAATAATGATTGTACAAATGTTAGTGCGTGCCAGATTAGCAGTCGTACAAGATACTCAGTAAGAGTCCACACAAATATCCAATCAGGAGTATTCAAATTAATAGGAAGAGCTAATTGTACCCAGTGTGGTTCTACAATTGCGGCACTTCCTATTACAAAGGCGGCTACGGCTATAACAGATTCAGAGCAAGGAGATGAAGAAGATGCATAAGTTAGAAGAACGAGTTTCTAAAGAACTTGAAAACATTGCAGAAAGAGGTTTAACTTCTACAAATCTTGATACCACTTTTAAGCTAATTGATATTTATAAAGATATTAAAGAGGCCTGTTATTATGAGTTAAAGGCGAAGAAAATGGAGAATTGGGTAGAAAGTGAGGAAAAAGAGGAGCATTTCTTAACAGAAACTCATGATGAATATATTAATAAAATAATGGATTATATTGATAAGTTAATTTATGAGCTTTATAATTATACTGGAACTAAGGAGGAGAAAAATATAATTAAAAGACACATCGAGAAACTTAAATCAATGTAAAAGAAAAGAGAGTAGAAAATTAATTCTACTCTCTTTTTTAGAACTCAATTATTTGTTGTGAAGAATTCTCATAAACTGCCCATCTTCCTATTAGTATTGCATCTGCAGTATCATTATCAACGCTAATATCATAATACTTTTTAACTTTAAGTTGTGCATTTACTTTCTTATCGTTTCTTGTTTTACCTTTAATTTCATTATAAGCCCTCCAAGTCGCTGAAGAAACTACTTTATAAGGCATTCCAATTTCATAAAGATAATTTTTAAGAACTCCTTGTAAATGAGCAAGTTTTTTAAAAGTAATAACTCCTTCTGAATTCTCTCCAAATTTTTGAAGTTGAATATCTTCAAGTATAACTAAATCAGGGCCATATTTTTCTATTTGAGAAATAAACCAGTATTTAGTCTAAGCAATTCTTTCTGTACTGCGGCTTCCGTTAGAACTCCATTTACCATGCCCAATTAAATTTCCGTCTTCAAACAAAGACCAGCCGCTTGTAATAGAAGCTTGGTCAAAAGCAAGAATTCTAAAGCCATTTTTCTTAGAGGGAGTATGAACTCCTTGAAAGTATGGATTGGTTTTACAAGTTGGACACTGATAATTTTTTCTACGAAATTTTTCTAAAGAACAGAAACAAATATGACCTTCTGGGCATTTTATTTCCAAATCTGATTTTAAGTTAGAATATTCGGTTGACAGTAATTGCCAACCGTTTTTTTCTACCTCTTCTCTTATCTCTTTTATATCAATTTTCTTTCCCAAGATTATTCTCCGCTACTTCCAAAGCCGCCTTCTCCTCTATCAGTATCATCAAGTTCTTCAACTTCTTCCCAAGTAATCATTGGAGATTTAGCGAGAATTAACTGGGCAATTCTGTCTCCTTTATTAATTATCTGAGAAAGATTTCCAGTATTTTCCATTATAATTCCAACCTCTCCACGGTATGCACTATCAATTGTTCCCGTAGAATTGGCAATTCTAAGAGAAGTTTTAAGTGAAAGTCCTGAACGAGGACGTACCTGAATTTCATAGCCTACTGGAATGGCAATCTTAATTCCTGTTTTAATAACCTGCGTTGTATGAGGTTTAAGAGTTGTTGTTTCCAAAGCAAATACGTCAGCACCAGCATCACTGTCATGAGCGTACTTAGGAATTATAGCATCTTCACTAAGCTTCTGAATTTTTATTTTAACTTTTTCTCTTGGATTTTTATAAAGGTCATAGATTGAAAGAACTGTATTTTCAATTATAAGGCTGAGAAATTCTTTTTTATTATCAGAAATACTATCATCTTTTTTAATTTCTTCCAAGAAGTCCTTAATTCCTTTTGACTCTTCTTCAAAATTCTTAATTGGATTTGTTTCAAGAGTTTTAAGTATTTCGTCCTGAAAAGCTTTTGAGCTAAACACATCAAGTATCTTTTCTTTAAAAGAAGGATACATTGCATCAAACTGTTCATCAGGTAGTTCCAGAATCTGAGTAAACTGTTCCGCTGTATCTGCATTACTATTCTTTTCTAAAATTTCACTAATCTGTTCTTTAATTTCTTTATTCATTATTATCTTCACTCCTATTTTCTTCAATTATTATTTCTTCATTTTCTTCTTCAAACAAATCATCAATTGTATTAATAACTTTATCAATGACTCCAAAATTTAAAGCTTCTGTGCAATTAAGACACCAGTCGTCTTTAAAATGCTTATCATATTCTTCTGCACTAATCTTTGTATGATTTATCGTCACGCTTTTTAAACTATCAAGTTGTGCTCTATAAAAATCAACTCTTTGGAGAAATTTATGAGCATCACCCATATCTCCTGAAGAACCCTCATGGAAGAGGAAAGTACTATAAGGAAAAGCAAATCTCTTAGTTCCGCAAATTCCAATAAAGAAGCCGCCACTATAACTTGTTCCAGTTGTTATTGTATAAATTGGCGTTGTCGACGTTTCCATTGCTCCTATTATACTGAATACTGCTTCAAGTTCTCCGCCTGGCGAGTTAATAAACATTTTAATTGGCACTCTTGCTTCTTTTGGAATATTGTTAATATTATCAATTCTATTCCAAAAATAAATTAATTCTGTTATCTGATTTGCCATTAGAGAAGTAATTTCTTCTGATACATAAAGATGTCTTTCATAGAAATCAAATGTTCCTATCGTAGCTTCTACATCTACTTGTTTATCAGGATTTGTTAGTTCATCAAGAATATCTTCGCCGCAACTCATACAAGCTTTATCATAGAAATTCTCAACTGTTTGTAGAAATTCTTCTTTTGTTTTCATCGTTCCATCATCATTATAAATTGTAATTAGTTCTTCATTCATTCATTAAATCCTCCAAATGTGATTTTTCTTTTTCTAAGAATACTATTTCGTCAATGAGTTCGCTTAATCTTGGATTTAAAACAAAAATATCAAGCTTAATTTTTTCAAGTTCATTTTTTCTTTCTTTAAGGTCAAAGCAAGTTTTATCATAAACTGATTTAATATCTTCACTACCCATTTTATTTCCCTCCTTTTTTCTCATTTACTATAATAATTATAACACAATTTGTATTAAAAGTCAATACTTTTACTTTCAAAAGTTAATGGATTTTGCTTTAATAATAGTCTAATTTCACTATCGCTTTTATTCATTAGAGAAATAGCCTTGCTATCTTCTTTATAGAAATTATAGTAAGATAACTGCGAATCTGAGTAATACCATTTAAAAATTTTATTAGATAGTTCATCTTGGACTTTGTAATCTTTAGATAATTTAAGTTGTTGGCGGCCGCCTATTTTTTTGAGATAAATTATTGTTTTTAAATCTTTTATAGGATGGCCGCCTTTGTAGAGAATTTTAATCGGTTTATCAATATTATTGATAATGAATGAACTATCATAATCAAAATCAGCTATTAATTCTCTATTCTTAAATGATTTAGAATAATAAGCAAAATCCTCGCATAGTTGTTGGTCTGAGAAAATTAAAGGATACAAGAAAATGAATTTGTGATTTTCATGATAATCTCTTAAAAAGTCTAATGCATTTGATTGTTCTATAAAATTATAGTCTGCAATATAAATATCTTTTCTCTCTGGTTTAAAACCGCTAAAATCATTTGTTCCAACTCTTATATAAGAATTTTTCTGCATTTTATCTAAAAGTTTTTTATCTGCTAATCTTTCCGTAAATGCTACATAAGGGAGATATGAAGGAGGGATTGCCGCAATTTCAGGAATTAAATTTGGATTTTTATGATAGAAGTTATACCCTAAGCAATCGACTTTTTTATCACCTAAATCAATTTTAATTTTCTTATTAATTAAAGTATTTGGTTTCTCTTTGAAGACAAATACTTTATTAAAACGTTCAATACTATCTTGCGGCCGAAGCATAGCCACGACATGATTATTCTAATAACAATAATTATAAATCTTCATTAATTCTAAATTGGGGTAGTTCTTTCCGCCACCCCATAGGTCTAAATCTAAAAAACCGTATGAACTCATTTACTCCCTCCTTTTTATTCATCAATTTCTATTCTTTCTATTGCACTTGACTTAATATAGCCATTTTCGTCAATCTCTTCTATTTTTTCAAAGAGCGGCCATTCTGTATTTTTATATTTCTTTGGAACAAAAGTGTCTCCACGTCTTATTCCTGTTATAATTAATTTTGTACCTTTTGTAAACCAAGACTTTTCAATAACGTGTTTTACTCCGTTATTATCTCTTTGAGAAATTTGTTTATCCCAAACAGCGTATTGATTCTTCCAAATTTTTACTGTGATAACTGAACCGTCTACTGTAAGAAGAATAATTTGACTTTTATTTTTATCTTTGTCAATTACCGTTCCTGCTATTCTATTTAATTGGAAAATATTAATTTCAGTTCCTTCTTTTGTTTCAAATGAACGTTCAATTTCTGGCTCTGGATTTAAACAGCTAAAATTTGAGATTCCATAGGCATTATATTTAATTTTTGCTAATTCATGTGGGTGATAGTAAAAGCTAAGGCTTTCCATTTCCCACTGGGATATTGAGCCGCCTGCATACTTTTGATAGGTTTCGTCCAATAATGAAGAATTGAGTTTGTTGAGAATTTCTTCTTGATTATCCTTAAACCATTCTCTTATTTTATCCATTCCTTTTTTATAGATATTATCCCAAATATTTTGCTTAATTGATGCACTTTGATTATTGCCAACATTAACATCTTCTAATAAACTATCATCATAATTTTCATTAAAGAAATTTAAAGCAATCTCATCTAGAATATAATATTGACCTTTCTTAAAAGATTTTAAGTACTTATTAAAATTAAATAATCTTTTTTCATAATCAAACTCTTGCGGTAAAAGATTTTTATCAATTAACATCTGCATATTTTGTAAGGTAATTCTTTTCTTTTTATCACTAACAGTATCTAAATATTTCTCCATTATTTTAACTCTATTGCCATTATAGAGATTATCAAAAGCTCCCGACTTAATTAAACTAATCATTTGGATTTTATTAATTTTTACTTTGGATAGAAAGTCTTCTAAAGAAGTGTAAGGTCTGTTATCAAAAATTTCATAAACTAATTGAGTCCCAATTCTTGTGATACCTTTCATTCCATAAATTATCGCATTATCTTTTATTGAAGGAATGAATATTAAATCTGATTTATTTATATCTGGTGGGAGAACTTTAATTCCTTTTGAGATTGATTCACCTATTGCTGCGGCGATTTTGCCATAATTAACAGTTTTATTCCTTTTCTTTTCATCATTATCTTCATCATTAAAATCAGATTCTAATAAATCTGAACCACCTGCGTTGACTATTAAACAAGCACAATTCCAATAAATTTCAGGAAAATTTGTTGCTAAGTATAAGGTTTGAATGCCTACAAACGAATAAGCCAAACCATGCGTATGAAATATAAAATTTCATTACTGACTATTTTTTAAACGTTTTACAATGATGACTAATTCATTAACGTTTACACTATTTCCAGTTATGTATCAATAATAACTGTACTTCTCATCTCACTGAGAATAGTCGATACAATATTTTTAAGACAGAGTACCTAAGATTTTTTGATTTTTTTCTTTATTTTTGTTTAGAGGATAATATAAATTTTTATCAACCCTACTTTTACCACTATTAATTTTTTTTATAGTTGAATAACAAATATTATATTTTTTAGAAATCTCTAATAAAGTCATATTTGAAAAAATAATATCATATTTACATTTTTTTGACCAACTATCTTTACTCCTATCATATAAGGGATAATTATTATTTGGGTTAAACCATTTATCTCCTTTATTAATCTGAGATAAATAACTTCGTGAGATATGATATTCTTTTGCTATTTCAGTTAAAGAACGAGAAGTCTTTAGTTCTTCAATTATTTTTTCTTTTAATTCTTTACTATATTTTCTACTTTTTGAACCTTTTAATAAAGGATAATTTAAGTCTTCTCTTTTAAAATTCCAACCAGTATTGATATTTTGAAGAAAACTATCTTTTAAAAAGGGATATTTTTTCTGAATTTCAAAATATTGATATTTTTCACATAACATTCTCTGAATGTCTCTAACTTGTTCTTCATTTAAAATTTTTGACGCTTTACAACATTCTTCAAAAGTTTTCTTTGGCTTCGCGCAACCATCACCACCAACTGTAAGATTATATCCATTTTGTGTGGTTAATGTCTTAAAATAATCTATAAAGAATATTTCTCTTTCATTTAAATAATCTCTACCCATTTCATCAGGAATTTCTTCTATAATTTCAAATTTAAAATTTTCCCATCCATATTTTCTAATTGCATTATGAAAAGGGAGTTTATAACTATGACTTTTAGTATTATAACTATCTGATTTATGGCCTCTTTTTCTTTTTTCAATATTGTTAGTTTGGCCTATATATGATTTGGAATTTATTTTATTAGTAAATTTATATATATAAAGCATAATTTCACCTCCTTTTCTTAGTTAAATTTAGTCTGTCTTAAATTTATCACGAGATTTTACCCTCGTTAGCCATATAATTTATCTTTAGTCCTCAGATAAAATATTTTATATAACCTCATTGATAAAATGATTAAGTGTATTAACCCCATTACAAGGTTTTGCAAACGCGTATGACATTTGAGGCATCATAACTGTTTCCCAAACATATTCTCCCATCGCTACAGTCGGGCATTGAGAAATAAATTTTTTTCTTAATTCTGGAACTTTTTTTACTTGTTTTTTGGAGACAATTTTTCTGGCTACATTTGATTCGGCTAAAGTAAAATGTGCTACATTTTTATCCATACAAATTAACATCAAATCCTCTTGGCTAGCTGGTACACCAAAATTAGGAAGATAATATGGTTCTAATATCTTTATTTCTTCTTCTGTTAATCCAGCATCTCTTACTTCTTGATACCATAAATCCATATTGTTTTTTAATCTACAATATCTGTCGAGAGGACGTTCTTTTCCTTTTTCACCCATTAATCTCATCAAGCAATTTGCAGAAGTTAATTGAGTTGGATTAATTGGTTTAATTTTTTTTGCAGTATCTAAGCCAACTCCTGTTGAAAATTGAAATACATCTAAAACAGAGCCTGCGGCCAAAGCGTTCCAAAGTTTTTCGTCTTTTGTGTTTAAAACTGCTGGGTGAAGATATTTATTGTAAATTTGTCTTAATGTTAACTCTTTTTCAAAATAATTATCTTTTTGTAAAAGCTCAATACAAGTTGTAATTTTATTACAAACTTCCGTCACCAAAAAGTCAAACTTGGTATCACCCATTTTATCTGAATCATGGAGTTCAAATTGAGTAGTTAAATCTCCGTTTGGACTTCTCATTAAGGCATTAGTATCAAATGGAGAATTATTATACATCATTACTCCTGATGCGTGTTGACCTCGGCGGCAGACTAATCCTTCAATTGATTCTATTATTTCTAAAAGACCAGGATATTTATCAAGTTCGTTGACTAAAGCTTGAATTGGCTTCCAATCTTTTTCTTCATTTCCATAAACTGAATCATGAACTGAACGTAAAAAACCTCTTTCAACAGGAATTAAACTACTTAAATATTGAGTTGTTTCAACTTCCAATCCATTTGGAAATTCTTTACTTCGATAACCTCTCCCTGCCGCCGCAATTGCACTACGTGTGCCTTCTGTTCCAAATGTAGCAACTTGAACTACATTTAATTCTCCTCGCTCTTTTCTAATTTCTTCAAAGATTTTTTTGCGTTTTGTTGGCGTTAAATCTATGTCGATATCAGGCAATTCCACTCTTTCTTTATTTAAAAATCTAAAGTAAGGTAGCTCCCATTCAATAGGGTCTAATTGAGTAATACCTAACAAATAATTTGAAAGATAGCAAACAGAGCTTCCTCTTCCTGGTCCAACGATTGAGCCACAATCCCAGAATAAATCTATATAATGTTGAAAAGTATTGAAATACTCAAAAAGACAATTACCTAATTTTTCGCCAACTGTTTTTATTACATCAGCTTCAATTTCAATTCTTTCTATATAATTATCTTTTACTAAATTTTTATTATATAAACCTTCTAAACATTGATTAATCCAATATCTTTCTTGATTATTTCCTTTTAATAAAGAAGTTATTATTGGATATTTTGACAAATTTATATCTTGATATTGGATTTGAATTGGATATTCTTTAACCCTAACTTGTGGAATAATTGGATTATGATATAAATTATAACTCTCAATTTTGCCGTAAATTTCCATTGTATTACTACATATCTGTTTGAATTCATTTTCAGAATAGAAGTCTTTTAAGTTTTCATATGCTTCATTATTATCCATCATATGAGCGTCCCAATAAAATTCATCAACCTCTCTTTCACCCTCTTTTGAATTAAGATAAGCTTTATGAATTGGGCGTTCTTTTGCTGTTAAATAATGAGCATCAGACCCTATTATTATTTTTAAATTATATGCTTTTGCAATTGATTTAATTCTTTGATTAAAAAGCCTTTGGTCTTTTGAACTTCCTGCAGCAATTTCAAGATAGAAATCATCATGAAATAAATTAATGTTCCATTTAATAAAATCATCAATTTTTAATTTAATTGAGTAAATTTCATCTTCATTATTCTCTTTTTCTTCCGCTTTGATTAATTGCAAAACTAAATTATCTAATTCTGACCCTAAGCACGCACTTGAAGCTACTAATGAATTTGGATATTTTTTAATAATTTCTTCTAATTCATTCTTTTGAGTAGGAACTCTTGTCATTCCCCTTGAATTATAACTATAATACCATGCTTTAGAACTTAATTCCCTTAAAGCTCTATGTCCCTGATTATTTTTAGCTATTAAAATATAGTGCCAATATCTTTCAATATTATACCTATCGTCAACTAAATAAATTTCATTTCCTAAAGCAACTTTAAAATCTTCTGGAAGTTTATTCTCTTTTTTTAATTGTTCTTCTGTTTGAAGCATTTTAAGATGGCCGCAAAGGCATTCATGGTCTGTAAGAGTCAAACCTTTCATACCCAGATTATATGCTGTAGTGAGCATATCTGGTAGTTTATTGATTGCATCAATTAGACGGATATTTGAATATTCACTATGACAATGATTATCAAAACGAGGAACTAAATTTAAATTACTCATAATTTCCTCCTTTTCCTTATTTTCTATATTTATTATATCATAATTTAAAAGAAAAGTCAAATATTATTTAACTTATTATATGCCATTGTTAAAATTTGATAGGCTTCTATAAAGCCAATTCTTTTTCTATTGTTATCTCGATAATTTGTTAAGCAGATATTATAAGTTGATTTTCTAAAATCATTTAAAATTTGATTGGCTTCCTTAATTAATTCCTTTTGAAAATCTTCAGAAAGTTTTTCTTTATAAGCAATTGTAGCCAAATTTCTGTCAGTTTGTTTGCCTATGATAGTATTTGTACTATAATAAAAATTAATTTTTTCATTTCTTTTATCAATACACATAACATTAATATTTGTTGCTTGGCTTTTATTGTTTTCTATTACTCTTGAAAATATAGGCTCTGTTTGATTTAATTCATAAAAAAAATCGCCGCCAATTCTATAATCGTATAATTCTTCTAATGACAGCATTGTTTCTTTAATTTCGTTATCTCCATAAAGAAAAGTTTTTATAAGATTAGAATTATTATTTTCTCTTCTTTTAAAAACAAAACTACAGACATTGTAATTAGTTTTTTCAAACATTGAATCGAAATAAATATTAAGTCTTTGTACTGAAAAATTTTTAAAGAAAAGTTTTCTGATATTTTTAGATTTTTCGTCTGCAAAAAAATTGATTGGAATTATTAAGATGCCGCCACAGCATTCTAACATTGTATTGATTGCTATTTTATATAAATCATCAAAATTATTATTAATAAAATATTTTTTATCTTTAGCTTTGTTTTTGGCTAAATAAGGTGGGTTCGTTATAACCCATTTATTTCTATAATCTGGCGGATTTAATAAGGTATCTCTATAATGCTCTGATTCCTTACTAAAAGAAATATCGTAGTATTCTTTGATTTTTATATCCCTTACCATATCGCCCCTTCCATAAAAAGGTTCGATAATATAGGCATCATTAGGAATAAAATCTAATAAGCCATCTAATAATAGACTATTTATCGAGTAATGTTTTGTTTTTTCTATATCAGTCAAATACTATTCCTCCTTGAAGAATTTCATCTACACTAAAAATCTTTACCTTACTGTTATTTTGAAAATATTGTTTTAATTCATCTCTTTTACTATCCCAAAAATCTCCATCTAAAATTGCCGCAACATAATGCTTGATACTTCCTTTGATTAAAAAAGAAACAACATCATTATACTGATTATCCTGCGACCCACCACAATCTTTTGTATATTTTTGCGTAATATAAGTGTTATTAATTTTAAAATCTGCTGATTTTGTTGTATTGATTTCTTTTTTATTAGTTATTTCTCCATTATCATTAAATCTAATGGCGTTTTTACCGCTTTGAGGCAATGTTTTTGTATTTAATAAATCCGCTACTATTTTTTCAATATAATTTTGCTTTAGTGGGTTCTTTATAAAATATGATGCAACATAATCATTACACATAATTTGATTATTTAAATCGTCAATATTAAATCCATAAAGTTGACAATAATTTTTAACTTTAAGTTGGTATTCATCTGAAAATAGATTTTTTCTTAATTCTAAAAAATTATTTTTTATTAATTCTTTTCTCTTCTTTTCTATAATTTCTTTTAACATTTTAAAATTTTCCTTTCTTATCTATTATTAATACTATATCATAATTTAAAAGAAAAGTCAAGACAAAATCTTGACTATTCTCTTTTATTCTAAAATCTCATCAATTTTACGAATCAATTCTTTTGCATCTTGTGATAATTCTTTTCTTTTCTCAAACTGATTTAATAGCTTATCAATTTGATTAATTTTCTTTGCATATCTTTTTGCTCTTGCTAATATTCTCTTATCAAATAACCTCATAATATTACCATACCTTAACTAACTTAACAATATAATATAAGTCGTCTTTCTTTTCTTTTCTTGTTGAAGAATATGAAGTTAATTCATATCCTTCATTGTCTGGGTCTTCTTTTGCTTTCCTAATGAGGGCTTCTGCCTCTTCCTCAGAATTTGTTCTCCATTCTTCTGTTCTTTTTAAAATTATTTCTTCCATAATATTTTCTCTCCTTTTTTTCTTATTTACTATAATAATTATAGCATAATTTATTTAAAATGTAAAATCTTATGATTAAGATAAAAAAATTACGTTCTATTTAGTATTTTGCATATTTTATAATGGCATTTTACTAAGAATCTCTTCAGGAGTTTCCCAATAATCTTTTTCTTCGTTATAACAAAAAACAATCGCATTGTTGTTGTTGTTGTTTGTTTTGTGGCAAAGAAGATTGTTTTTAAGACGACAAAAAAGACTTTTTTCTTTGTTTTGATATTCCTTTTGTGTTTGTTCAAACAAATCTAATAAAAATTTTTGACAATCTTGATTACCAAAATAAATGGCCGTAATATTACTATTTATCTTTGTTAAAAAATCTTCAAAATTTTCGGGTGTACTTGTTAACATATCAAATTTTTTATTACTAATATCATTATCATAAAAATCTTGTTTTAACAAAATTGTATGAATATTATCAAAAAAATTATCTTTGTTTATTTTATTCTCTTTTTTTTTCTTATCATAGTTCTGAAGAACAGAACTTTGAATCATCAAAGCTATATACGTTAATCTAGTTTTCATTATCCTCCTTAAATCTGTTTATAATATATTTTAATATTTTTTGAATAAAATTAAAATGAAACATCAATAATTTCCATCTCATCTGCTAATATCTGCGGCTTTCTCTGGCCGCCCCATTCATTTATATTTGCTCTACCAGCAATCGTAATCATTAAATCATCACTAATATTATCAAGCATTTTAATTATTTCTTCTGCTTTAAATTTTATATAAGTAATTCCATTGTAAATAAGTCTTATAGTATCATGATTTTTACCAATTACAGAAATTTCATTTTTATTAATCTGAATGTTTTTTATAATAATAATTGGCTCATCATTACCTTGCGACCATAGGGCTTTTCCTTTATCCATTTCCTCAATTAAAGTGGATAATGCAGGATAGTTTCCGTTAACAACAAAATCAGCTTCATAGAATCCTTCATTGAAATTGATATCCGCCAATTCATAATTAGCATAATTAGTTAACTTATCAATATTAGAAATTTTAACTGATTGCCCAAAAGCTTGAGAATGTCCTTCTGCAAAATCCATATAGCCACTATCTAAAAGAAACTGTCTAAAGTCCTGTAATTCGCTCCCATTGCGGCCGCGGCCTGAGCCTTTTAAAAATCCATCTGGACTTGTTCTGCCAAGCAGCACTGGCTTCTTATATTTAGCACTAACTCCCATTGCTATTAATCCTGTCAATGAATTAGGAACATCTAATTCATCAGCATTGAGAATTAATATTTTATTTTCATCTAAGCAATTTTCAAGAATTTGAATATCAAGTAATTCCATTGCTTTTTCTTTTTCTCGATTTTGTTTTGATTTTGCATTTACGCAATTTCTTACACTTTGGACGCTAACTGTTTCAAGTAGTCCTGATTCTCCTCTTTTTGTAGATGGAATTTCTTTTGTGCCATTAATAAAAGATTCAAAAAGTTTTTCTTTTTCATTCATTGTTCCCACTCTTATTAAAGCATTAATAAGTGGGGTTAGATAAAATGCCACTCCTGTTGGTGTTAGCGGCCCAGTGCCTAATGAATAGGATTGTTTTTCAATTAAATCTTTTAGGAATTGATTATTGATGTGATTTAAACCATACTGGCAAATATAACGATTTTCAAGCGTTGTTAAGTAGCACATATCGCTTATTCAAGTACCCCTAAATTTCTTTAGGGCTTTGACTATATTTTACAATTAATAATTGTACATCTCTTTCGGTTCTCATTAGCTTCGTTTCCTAAAACTAAAATACGTATTAATAGTATTCCTACTCCCCAGCTTTCCAACCTAAGGGATAGTCGATACAGGTTAAATGTTTTTGTACATTTAAAAGAGAAAAAAACATTCATTCCCACGGTATTAGCATATTTTTCAACTTAGCCTTCACCGTTAGCCATTTTAAATGACTCTTATTAATAAAATAAGTAAAGATGTATTAGCACAATACTCTTATGCCTAATGCCACTAAATCTAAATACTTATCTGCGGCATTACCCAAATTAAATTGCTCATCACAATATTGAAGAAATTTATAAACAACTCCAACACCGCTTAGCTCTTTATTAGGATAGTTCTCAGATAATTGATTATTAATTACAACTGCATTTTCACTATAATGCGTTGTAAGATGGTGGTCTTCTACTAAAATATCATATCCTAAATCTTTGAGTATCTGATGCTCTTCAAAATCATTACTGGAAGAATCGGGGCAGACAATTAAATCACATATTTTTCCATTAGTAAATTCGTTCATAATCGTTGAAAGACCATGGGCTTTTGCTTCTGGGATATGATATTTAATTTCTACATTAGGATATTTTTCTTTTAGATTATCATTAAAATAGTTAATAAAGATTGATGAAGAAGTGAATCCGTCAACCATTTATACCCTGCATTTCTGCATATTTAAAAAGGGGATTAGACTATATCTTTTTAATCTTCTATTTCGAGAAAAACTCTACTCTACTTACACTTTCTGCTTTCGATAGTCGTTGAACATTCTACTCATTAGAGTTAGCTTTGCTGCGGATTATCCAATTCTTAATGATTTTACTATACCTTAGTCATTACCCTTGCCACTATATTATTACTAATATAGTTTAGTTATTAAGACTCTAAGGACGTTCCCGCAATTTAAAGGATTTTATTTTATGATTGAAACCTTGACTGAATTAATCACAATCAATAACAAAATATATTGTACTATCATTATCTAAATGCTTTTTAAATAAACTAAAGCCTTCTTCCATATTATCTAATAAAGTTGGCTCTAATAAAAAACTTTTCTTAGGATTTGTAAAATTCTCATAACTTTCATTAGAAGAGGTAATGATTTCTCTATCAATTAATAAATTCCTAAGAAAGTCGCTATTTATCTCTGTCTTAGTCTTTCTTACATACTTCATTTTAAATTATCTCTCCTCTTATAGCCATATCGTATTATTATATAATTTCATAAATGTTTCTTTTCCCTTGTCAGTCGGGCTTTCTTTTAAAGACAATAGATTTTGGAAGTCATAAATAAAACCCATATTACAAATGTTTTTATAACGACTACAAATTGTCTTCAATTTACTATAATATTTTTCTTTTTTCTTCCAATCTTCCCCTTCCTTATCAAAAGCTAAGATAACTCTTTCTGCACCAGCGGCCAGCAGTAATTCAAGTTGATATTTATGAAACGAACTTCCGCAGGCCGCCACAGCAATATTTTTATCATGACCTAAGATTGTATTTAATTGTAGAACTCCTTTTTCACCCTCTGTTATAATTGCTGTTTTAAATTTTTTAATATTACCCTTAATAAAATTTAACCCATATAAATTATAACCTAATGGGTGAGAATAGAGTTTACCTTCTATTTGAACAGGCATATATTTACCAACTTCAATATCATCTTCATTAAGAGAACGACCTCTAATTCCAATTAAATAACCATTTGAATCATAATGAGGAATTATAATCTTATTTTCAAGAGAAGAATAGCGGATTTGATATTCTCTCATTGTCTGCTCGCTAATTCCATCACTTAACCATTCTATTGTTGGATAGAATTCATAGATATTTAAAAGAGCAGGGTTAATTTTAGGAATATTAACTTCTATCTTCTGTCTTTTATATCTATCAAATTCTGTTTCATATTTTTGAACAAATTCTAATCCTTTTTCCTGATAATTATTACCAGCTATTTTCAAAACAATATCCTGATAGAAATTATATTTAATTCCTAATAATTTATATCGTTTTTTAAATAATTCAAAAATATTAAAATTTTCTGAGCACTCAGTGAAACAATGGAATTGTTTATTATTCTTATAATAATAAAGCTTTAAACTCGCTTCCGCAGGGTCAATATTATGACAGATTGTTTTAAAAATAATTGCATTTGGAGTATCTTTATACTCATCTGAGCCCAACTCCATAACCAACTCGATAATTCTTTCATCATCAAGACTTTGCTCTAATTCTTTTAAATCTATCATAATAAATCTCCTATCTCAACATCTTGTAATCGTTTCTTATTATCTTCATCATCACCAAATGCTTTCTCCACTGACTCTAATAAGCTTTCTGGCGGCTCTTCTGAAACCATAGTCAAACTCTCATCAAAATCTGGAGCGGCGATAATTTCACCATCATTGTAAATAGCTTCTAATTCTCTTATCTTTTTCGTATCTATTGATTCAAAATCAACGATTTGGAAGTCTTCAATTGGTTTATTGTCTGCCGTTGTGATAAATAAGTCATAAGTCCTACAAGTTCCCAAATCTTTTCTCGACCAAATTCTCACCATATTCCAGCGGCCGCGTCTATTTTTAAAGACATCGGTTATACAATTTGGGGTGAAGTTATAACGTTTTTGGAAATTTGCTATTTCTTTTAGTTCTTCATTTGATGGTCTTGACATTATACATCCGCAATCGACAAGGTCTGATATAGAACGTGAACCTCGAATTCTTTTATAATCTCTAAATCCGCCATTTTCGTCATCATCACCGCTAATCTGAGTACTTGTTAAAATAAAAGCATTTAATTCAACTGCTAAATTCTTTAACGTTGTTGTAAACAAACGTAAACAAACGTGTTCTGGCAATTTTAAATCTCTATACTCATTAAGCATTGCTGGAGATGAGAAAATATAATCGTAGAAAAAATTTTCAACCCCATATTGAAAACTATATTTTCTAAATAAATTTTTAATAACTGAGGCACAGGGGTCTGGAACTCTTGCAAACAACATATTATCTTTATAAGTTTCCATTATACGGATAGCTTTATTAATTCGTCCCATATGTTCTTCTGTGTAAGTTCCATAGAGAAACATTTCTTCATTATAGCCCGTTAGATAGGCTAAAATCATCGTTTGAATTTCTGCTGGGTCTTGTTCTGTCATTACGTATAGAATTTTTTCTGAATGACCTGTTGCGACCCATCTTCCAATTTTTGGCTCATAACGAATTGGATAGGCAATGTTGCAGGCATCACCAACCATTGAACGGGTCTTGCCTATACTCGTTGAGCCTGACCTCAAATACATTTTTCCCTTGCGGCCGCCCCTAATAATTGTATTAAAAATATCACCTTGTAAAGGGCATCCAACTTCTGGAATCGTTTTTAATTCTTCAATTAAATCTTTAACACCATCATAAGCATTACTTTCTTCAATTACGCTATTTAAAACATATTTATTTTCAAAAGTTGCTATTTCTCCTTTTAAAGAATTAATTATATCTTCTGTGGTCATTACTTCAAATTTCTCATTAATTTTATTATAATTAGCATCCAGCGGATTTTCAGAATAGAATTCGCTAATATCTCTTCCAGCTTTTTGCAAATCTCTTAATAAATTAATTTTCTTTAGTTTTGAGTAGTAATAATTAAAATTTTCAATTTCGCAATAAGCTTCACAATCCTGCAAAAAACCAATTCCATTTTCTTTTTGCATGATATCTTTGGCTAAAGAATTTGATTGTAGGTACATATCTATATCAATTGTGTGTATACTTTCTGCACCGCCTTGATATAGGTTATAAATTGCAGAGAAGACAAACTTATCTAATTGGTTTGTAAAATCGCTAACTTCTAATTGATATTTATCAATATCGCTTAAGATTTGTGGTCTTTTCATTAGACAGCCAAGAATTTGAACTATTATTTTTCTATCAGTTTTAATCAAATTCTCACTCTCCTATCTCATTTAAATTGATTAGTTTTTTCTTCTTATTACTTCTCTTGCCACTTGGGTTATATCTAATAGTAAGTCTACCTTTCTCTAACTGCTTCTGAATCGCAGCATCAATTTCATCTTTTCTTTTTGCCTCTTTCTGATAATACTGTTTAGATTTATCCCAAATATATGGGATTATTCCGATTGAGCCGTTAGCTTTTTCAATTGGGCTTTTCTTAACCTCAAAAAAATATTTTAAAGCTAATAATTGTCCTCTATATGGCATTCCTTGTTTTTTAAAACGGTTCATTTGAACTAAATTCCAAGAACTTACTGGTTGTTCTTTTGAACATTCACCAAATAAGTCGCAAATGTAATAATATAGAGCTTCTTTATCATCGCCTTGTTTTGACAAAATTTCTAAACTTTCTTCGTTAAGATGCTTTTTTACTGTTGATGTCGCACAGCCAAGTTCCCTTGCAACCATTGTTATTTCCTCATATTCTTTAAATTTTTCATTAATCAATTTAATTGTCTCTTCATCAATTCTTACTTTGCTTCGCGGCGAGTCGATATTTGATAGAGCCAAATATTTGGACACCGTTTGTGCTGAAATACCCATTTCTTTAGCTACTTTAGCCTTACTACCAAGTTCATTATAAAGCTTAATCATTTCTTGAATCTTTTCTTCGTTTATCTTCATAATTTTATCACCCTTTCTCATTTACTATAATAATTATATCATAATTTGTGAAAAAAGTCAAATATTTATAAGGGAGGCATATTGCTATGCCTCTCCATTTAAAGAATTTCAGAATCTTCTAACCACTCGGCTGCCTGTGCAGTAAAACTGCGTTCAGTTTTAACAAGATTAACAGCAGCGAAGATTTTTGAATATAATTTTGAAAGTCTTAATTTAAAAAGAGATTTCAAACCATTTTTATTCTTAAAAGTTTTCTTATCAATTTGATAGAGGCTTCCATCAAAGAATATACGAGTTCCTTCACCGCATCTTGCTATTAAAAGCTTAATATGGGATTCTGTTAAATTTTGAGCTTCATTTACAATAATAATACTATTATTAAAACTTCTTCCTCTCATATATCCTATTGGACATATTTCCAATTTTTCATCTTGAATTAATTTTGAGACATAATCAATTCCAATTAAATCTGTTAGTGTTCCAAACATTGGAGCTAATTTATCTAAAGCTTCTCCAGGCAGAGCACCTATATCCATAGAGTCTTCTGTATAAGAGTTGTTAGGTACGTAGACTATTTTCTGGATATTTTCTTTTTCTAATTCTTGGAGGGCATAATTGTTTAGGATAAAGGACTTTCCTCGTCCTTGCTTGCCGCCAGCACAGATAATTGAAATTTCTTTATTATTTAAAGCTTCAAATAAACACATCTGTTCCGTATTTCTTGGAACAATACAATTAATCCATTGATTCTTGATTTTAAGATTATCAACATAATGAAGTTTCTTATTTCGATAGACGAAAGTTGCCATTACTTCATAATCTTCAATTCCATATTTATCCTTAATAACAGAATTCTTATTTTTAACAATTAAATATTGATTTTCAAACAGCTCTATATCCTCAGGCTTTTCTCCTGTTTGAAGAATATTATCCAATATTTCATTATAACCATTCTCATCAAATTCCAGAATTAAGTATTCAATTCCAGTATAATTTTCCTTAATACTATATCCCTTAGTACTAATTCCATGAATAATAGCTTTAACCTTTAAGTAAACATCGTTAGTAAGTAAAATCCCATTAACTTTTTCTGTTATTTTAAGTAGCTGGTCATCAACTGGAATTTTCTGCCAATCTTCATTCTCACATTCATAGAACCAAGTTAAATTATCCAAATTATTTGAAATATAAACTGCTGCTTTTCTTGCGGCCGCCGCCGTCTCAGGATTAATATTCTTTTTAAGTCCATCTAATTCCCTTAATACGCTTGTTGCAATTATCAATTTATTATCTGTCTTCTCAACTATTTGTGGATATTCTAAAAGTACACAAGTATCTATTACATAATTCTCAGCATTTTCGTAAGTTTCTATTTTAATTCCCTCCTTAAATAAAAAAAGAGATAGGATTGCTCCTATCTCCTTAATTAGAATAATTCCTTTATCAAGATAAGAGTTTCTTTTAGCTTGTCAATATCTTCTGGCTTAATTTCTGAAAACTTTGTTGGTTTTCCAAAAACTTCTGCTAAAATTCTCTGAGCCTCCTCTATCTTTTCATTTACAACAGCTTTATTCCATAATTCTTTTGCTTCTGTCATTAATTCGTCAAAATCCTGAACTAAATATGGATTTTTATCTTCTGAACTTTCACCGCCGCTATGAGCAACTTCTTCATCAATTGCGTCATGAATAGCATTAACAAAAGCATCATAATCCAATTCAATTTTTGGTGCTATATATTTAAAACGAGATTTACAAAGGAAACGCTCATCTCCCCTAAAGAACATATAACGTTTTCTTTCAATCTTATCTCCAATTTCAGTTGAGATTTCTCTTATATAACCAATTATATCAACCATTTTATTAATTAAATTAAATGGTCGATTCGGAAGAGCAGGAATTATTTTTGAGTATTCCTGACCTTTATCATCAGTGTAGGTTTTTTCTGTTTCATGAGAAATAAATACTATACCATAACCAGCATAAGTTAAATCTCTAAAAGGAGTTATGAAATTATCATCAAGCATCTTATATCCACCGCCATATGCCGCAATATCTCGTACTTGCTCAACTCCTGCTTGAGAACAAGTCCATTTCTCACAAAGCTTAAAAGCTTCATCAACAGTATCAATAACTAATACGTTGAATTTTTCCTGCAATTCTGGCTTTTTAATTAACTGAGAAGCCATCTGTCGCCAATCCTGCCATGTTTTAACTGGCTGGACATAGATATTATTTAAGGCGTTTGTCCTTTCTACCGTTCCTTTCGGAATACTTTAACACCCCTTAAGGGTCGGAGTAGACTATATCTTCTTCATTTTATTAATGAAGCGTAATATTTCAAAATAATTAATATTTTTACTTCCTAATGGAATAGTCGTTGAACCTTTCACTGGTTAAGTGATTTGGCTGCTGATTACCATATTAATTAATTTAGGCTTTCCAGCAATTAATTACGTTATTCAATATATATTACTATATAAGGGAGCTACCAATTAACCCTGCTCGAATCCGCATATAAGTGCTTTGTCGAACTTCGATGCGAATGTTGTTTTTCCGCATCCAGGCTGTCCATAAATAAGAGAAAACTTCCCTCTTAAATCTCTACTAATTTTCTGTGGCTCTAAATTAAGTAAATCTATCATTTAATAATCCTCCTAAAAACAAAAAATCTAAAAGTAAAACTTAGGATTAATTAAAATCCTAAGTCTCTTTTGACTGATTTGCTCTGAGGCTTACTTGAAGTCTTACTCTTTGCAATAAGCTCTTCATTACGAGCAGAACGTTCGCTAAGTACCTGCTTAACTGAATCTGCATCATATGAAAGAGATTCTTCAAGACCGCAAGGTGAACCGCCTGTGATAAGAAGTTCCTTTCTTGACTCTGTTCTTGAACGAGTGATTGGTTCTCCAAATCCCTGCTCTTCTGTCCAAGTGACGATTTTCTTGGTCACGTTAATTCTGCCAGTGACCTGAACTGTATCACCAACGTTCCAGTTAGTTTCAATGTAATCTCTCTTAGAACCATCAGCTATCAAATCAATACGATTTGCCTTGCCGTTATAACCAATAACGATAAACTGAACAATTGCTCTACCTGTTTCCTCGCCTTCTCTATTATATTCTGGAATTATTTTTCCAACTACTCCAGAGAAAATGAACTTCGCAGCCTCTTCATCTGAATCTCTTTTGTTGTTAATAAAGTTAGAAGTAAGCTGCCATGTAGAAACAAGCTGTCCATCCTTTGAAACAAAAGGATTCTCTTCAATCTTGGCGGAAACCGTTACCCTCGATGCCTGACTTTCGTCATCAGCGGCCGCCAGAGAAGTAAGTCTATCCTTATAACTTGCAATTATATCATAGATTTTATTATCTGAACCATCTTTCTTAGTTCTCATTGAAAACATTTTAATAGGAACAATATCTTCTGTCATCTGACCATTTATTTCCTGATCAATTTTAACATTTGCTGTTCCTCTTATCCATTTTCTGCCGTCTTTTGTAATTCCTTCTACTATATCAAGTTCATTCAAAATACCGCTTACATATACTTCATTTTTACTTTCTACTTTTCTAATATCTAACATAAATTAATTTCCTCCGACTTTTCTTTTAATTTTAATTTTAATTAATAGTAG